TTTTTTTGCCCATTTTTCTTTGCCGCTCATTTGCAAAACCCTATAATCCATCGCACTTACAAATGTGCAATATCCCATCGTCATGGCAATAATCCTTGAAATGATCGCTTCACCAAACTCGCTAAACCTATCTGCTAATTGATCTAAATTATAATTCGATGTGAATCCTGTGGCCTTTCGCTTATTATATCTGCTATCAATAATCCTGAAATACTGGGCCTGTACCCATTCAGTGCATTTTTCTTTTCCCAAATCATCAAAGATAACCACATCAGCATTAACAAGGATCTCAATTTTCTGCTCAAATTCCATCCCATCTTTAGAAAACTGTGCAGCCCTCAATTCTGCCATAAGGCTGTTGGTCGGCACAAAAACTACAGATTGCCCCATTATTAATATATGGTTTGCAATAATTTGGGCCAACATAGATTTCCCAATACCAACGGTTCCCGATAACATGAACCCTTCACCCTTTTTCCAGACCTCTCCCCCCAAATACACATTAACCGCTTGAACCATCTTCATTGTTTCCGGTGTCACCTTATAATCTCCAAGGGTAAACTTGGATTGCTGATCAGTAAGTCCCGATGCCCTGAACAACCTTTTTTGGGCTTTTTGGGCCTTGCATGAACAAACTGCAACATCATTTACGAACCCATCTCTTTCAATGGGCACAACTTCCCGATCCTGACATATAGGGCAATCATATATAAAAGCAGAATCCTCCCTTGGAACAATACCCATTTTCTTGTTTAGTTCTGCTCTCTCTTTCATTCTCTCAATCATTGCTACGAATGGATTGTCAGTCAATACCGATCTCTCCCATCAAAAACTATTATTCTTTTGATTCTTTAATAATTTTAATAATTTTTTCTGAAAATTTGTTAAATTCTTCTGATCCAAATCTGATATCTATCCCAATATTTGGTCTATCTTCATACATTGTGGACAAAAACTCTATACCAAACGTTCCATCTTCAAACATACACACATTTATGCTAGTTTCTCCATCACCAAGTTTGATAATATACGTCTCTTTTTTATAAATACTCATTTTGAAAATCATTCCTTTCAATTTTGGGTTATATAAAATTTTTCATACTTCGTACTTTTGGGTTTTTCTTCTACGGATTTCGCACTATTCCCTTGTCCCTTTTTTGGTTTACTTTCAAATTTTTTATCTTCTTCCTGAATTTCATGAATAGTTCTTAACCCCTTTTTATTCCATTCCCTGACTATACCATCAATATAGCTGAAATTCCTTATGCCTCTTGCTACTGATTTTCTTAAAGCATGGACAGCTAATTCCTCGCCAACTTCATCATAAATCTTCTGGAGATTTTCCCCATCAAAACCTTTCAATGCCCTGCCGAACTCACGTTCATATATTTTATAAACACGTTCAAATGCTGGATCAATGGTCGATGCTTCTCTCGGAATTTCCAAAAAATCAAAATCCGGCATCCAATTATCTCCACATTGTTTGTTATTATTATGGTTATATTTTATATCTGGTACTTTTATATCTGGTACTTTTATATCCCCTATTTGCACCACCTCTGAAACCTCCCCCTCTGAAGCCAACCCCTCTAAAACAGGGGTATGGGTGAGATTGTCCATCCCCCCTTTTTCAGGGGTAAGGCTCGTACTATTCTTTTCCCCCTCTATTTCCTCCACAATTTTTATCTGTTCTTCAATTTCCGATTCATTAATAATCAATATATATAAAGTTCCTTTGAACTTATTATTGCTCGTTCTGATTCTCTCTGTTTTAACCAATCCTTTAGTCTTTAAAATTTTGAGATGTTTATAAAACGTATCTTCCGTCATTCCTAATTCTTTTAGCATTAATTCCACACTTGGAAAACACTCCATTTTTACACCTGAAAAACTAGCTAGGTATGCATATATAGCTTTTGCTTGATATGTTATCTCTTTTGTCCTCATTAATTTCTGGGCAATAAAGCCATAACCATGCGATAAAATTGTATTTCTAAACATCGGTTCAACTCTAATTTCATCCATTTTTAATTTTCCTCCCCCTCAAAAATTTGGTGGCACCTTCAATTATATACAATCTGACGGACACAAGGTAGATCAAAAAACTATGTCCCTCCGATTCTTACACCATGTAATATTTCCCATTAAAAAAGTCGGACTGAGTTAAAGATACTCAATCCGACTTGTTACTCTCATTATCATTATTTACCACTAAAAACTTGTCCGAATTATATTGATTCCGGTTTTGTTCCTGTGGTATAATGAACCTAAGCAATTCAAGTCTTAAAGATGTTAGATATCTTTAAGGCAGGACTTCCGGGAGTGCCAACTCCTTGAAGTCCATTTTGTTTTTATTCACTTATGGGAAGGTCACGACTTGTGGACATTATATCATAAATCCACCTTGGACAACATAGAATTTATTTACGGTATGGAGGTAAGCTTGGATGATTCTAAGGATTACGAACAAATGCCACATGGGATGCTCCCATTGCTTTGATAACGCATCTCCCGAAGGTAAGCACATGGATTTCGATACCTTCCGCAATTCCTTGAAATTTATTTCCAGATCAACTGCCAAAATGATTCTCCTTACAGGCGGGGAACCAAGTGAACATCCCCAATTCATAGAAATAGCAGAACTGCTAAAAAGAAAAATGGCCCGTCCCGAACTAATGATAATCGCAAGCAACGGTATGTTTTTACATAATAAAAAATATACAGAGGAAATTCTAAGTTTAAATATCAAAATCCAGATCACCAACGACCAAAGATTCTATCCGCAAAGCATCCCGATCATCGAACATGAAAACCTTTGCTACATAAACGAAATACAACATCTGTTTCCCCTCGGTAGGGCTGTAACAAACAATCTCAGCATAGATGACATGGAAATAAAACTTGTCTATCCAAAATGTTTTAACGCTAGAAGCATCGTGCGATCTAGATATATAAGCAATTTTCAGGATCTCATTAAATTCTATGAATTAAAAATACAGAAATTTTGCATTCCATCCATAGATATTAACGGCGGGATCCACATGGGCGAAACCGATGAATGTTTCAAAATCGGAACTGTAACGGATGATTTAAAAACAATATTTGATAAGATAAGATCAATGGAATTGGGAGATTGCAATAAATGCGGGTTAGAAAATAATCTTTTGGGTAAATACAGGGATGCCCTTTAAGGACGCTCACGACTATTGATGCATTTCAGATATGCTGGCTCACTCTGCGGTACTGGTACACTCTCATGGTATGGATCACTCACAAGTATTGGGTTATCTCACGGATGTTGATTCACTCATGCTTGACGGTGCTCTCGACCTTGATGGTTCGCTCCTCAAATCTGGTACACTCTAAGATGATGGCTCACTCTAAGGATTTGATTCCATCATGTGGTCTGATTCACTCATGGCTATTGAAACTATCAAAGTTGCTGATTCACTCTACGGACATGGTATACTCTTGCGGAAATGGTTCACTCTAAGGTAGTGTTACTGTCATTGGCGGTGGTTCAATCAATTGAGATGTTGCAATCAATCTTTGTGATTCACTAATGGTTTGTGGTACTCTCCGTCCCATTGGTTCACTTCTAACCGCTGATATAATCCTTCCCGATGGTTCACTCAATAATTATGGGTACAATCATCTATGGTGATTCATTCTTTGTTAATGCTCTTTTCTTGTGCGTTGATTCACTCTGCGGATATGGTACAATCAAGTTCAACGATTCACTCATTAGCGATGATATATTTCCGTTCAATGATTCATTATTGAAACACTCAGTTATATTATTTCTATCCGTTTATGTGGTTCACTCACTTATTCTGTTATATTTTTATTGTACGGTTCGCTCTTTCTTTATGTTCTATCGCTTTGGTTGGCTCGATTAGCTGCTATGAAATAATCCTGTCCTACTGACTCACTTAGAGACTTTGAAATCATCCAGCAACATGGTTCACTCAAACGTTTCATTACTATCTTAACTTGTGGTTCGCTGGCATATAATGAGTTTTCTAATTCTTTGGCTCACTCCAAAATTACGGTGCTATCTTATCTTGTGATTCGTTCATCTGTTCTGATACTATCGGAAAGCTTGACTCACTCCCTAACGGTGATAAAATCCTAATAATTGGTTCACTTCTCTACATTGGGTATCTCAATGCAGCTGGTTCACTTCAAATATACGTTGCTCTCCTATCGTTTGGTTCGATCATTTTTTATGATAGATCGGTTATCATGTCTCGCTCCCTAATTTCGGTACACTCGGAAACCTTGACTCGCTCCCTTACTTCGTTACTGTCGGAAACCTTGGCTCATTCAACTCCCATGTTTCAATTTGTGTATCTGATTCACTCTAACAATATGGAATTAACTCGATGTTAGTGGTTCGCTCTCTCTTTTTGGATCTCTAGAAATTGGCTCACTCTCATAAAATGCACATTTCTATGTTCGTGATTCGCTTTTCTAATGTTGTTATTATTCGATATTATTGGCTCACTCGGAATTCTCGATAAATCAAGGGCTTTGGTTCGCTATTACATAATGATGGAAGTCACTCATTTTGGCTCACTCTTGGTATTTGATATATCAAAAGCTTTGGTTCACTCCATTTGTTCGGTTCATACTTCACCTTAATATTTCATACAATTCTACAGAACCCTTCATGGTACATAACCATTCTGTAAATTGGGCCAGTGATAATTCAGCCCCTTCGTCTTGACCATGATAAGCATTAGCTTGATCCTGAAGGATGTAAATTAGATCCGCAAGATCCCGGTATACGATCTCTGCTAAAACCTTTTTATGCCCACTCACATTCCCCACACTCTCCTTTTGGTTCACTCACTACTTCTGTTAAAATCAATGGCGTTTGGTTCACTCACATTCATGGTGATCTCCATTTCTTCGGTTCGCTAACAGTAATTGATTTAATCACAGTTCATGGCTATACTTGTCCTATATATTATAACATAGGTGGTGTTTTATTATGGCTGAATGCCTTGGTTGTGACGAATTTCCTCTTGGTTGCGGATCCCCCAAATGTCTAACAGGGAAGGTCAATGAATATCTAATATGCAAGTACGATTCATCAATTAGTTGCCTTTTTGAAATTTACGTTGAAGATATTTGTATGTGCTGCCCAAATTATCATCCATGATCCCCTCAAATCACGAAGGGGGTTTTTCTTCATAATGAATTATCAGAACATTCCATGTTTATTCTTTTATTCTTTTACTCTTTTATATAATGTCAGAATATTATACGTTTATTCTTTTACTCTTTTATATAAAAGAGTATCTATATAAATACTCTTTTACTCTTCAAAGCAGACAACCTGACGGAGAATTTTTCAGACGTATCCATAACTTATACCATATTCTTACAAATGGTATATTGTCTGAATACTTTGTGTTTATTCTTTTACTCTTTTATATAAATACTCTTTTACTCTTTTATATATTGAGTAACAATTCTGTCATTATTCTTTTCTTCTTTTATTCTTTTACTCTTCATCTCAAAACTAGATATAATATCACTTGGCTTATAGGGGATTCCATCTGGATCAACCAACACCGAATCGCCGAATTTACACGATTCATAATGCTTTCGGATACTCCAACCTTCCCAAATTCCACGCCCAGCCCACAATGTTAATGCCATTAAAATCACTCCCCTTCTTGTCCCATATTATAGCATACATTCAAAATGCAATATTTGTCACAATATGCAATATACGAATTGTAGACAAGCTAGAAAATTTAAGTTATATTGAGCTTTAAGGATCTAATTAATTAAAATCCTCACAAACTGGATGTGAATGAATTGTTTGAGGAAGAAAATATTGAATGGATTTTTAATGCAGATTGCAGAGATAAGAAACGAACTGGTAACGGCATCCACGGACGAGCCGCACGATTGCGTAAAAAAGAAGCAGTCAAAATGCCCTCTGAACGCGAAACCGATAAATTCCAACGAAAATTAATATTGGGTGCTGGCCCATGTTATGTAACAACATTAAGGGAGATGAAATTATTGGAACTATTAGACAAGGTAAAGAGTAGACAACAAGTCACTATCGAAGAAATTAAAGAATTACCAATTCATGATGGTCTTGATATTTATAACGAACTAAGGAAAATGTATGATATCAAGGAATTGCAAGCAACTCTTAAATGTTCCATAAGAGATATTATGGAGTTATCTTCTATCTTTAATTTAGGCTGGATGAAGAGGATCCAATATGGGGAATGGATTTCAATTGGAGAACTAAAAGCACTCCCCTTCGATGATGGACAAAAAATTTATGCCGAACTCCGCAGACTACATACCACCGCAGATATGTATAAAGGTTTTTCTTGTTCCTCTGCTCAGATATCAGAAATGTCATATCATTTTCAAGTTGCCAGATCTGGTAAAACAATTGTCGTTGGCGAATCAGCATTAGATATACTCCGTGGCTTTACTGAAAATAGACAAAATCAAGCAGAACAAAAACGCAAATCCACCCCTCCAACTAATAATTCAACAGACAAACCAAAACGACAATATAAAGCTCGCACACCCAAAGAAGAATCAACCACCGAAACCCAAAAGGAAATAGCAATCAATACTATGTACCAAGAAGAAATACCCGCCGATCAATTAACTCTCGTAGAAGTAAAAAATCCCGAGATTGACCTTCTCAGGATTTCAGTAAAAAATACTTATACAGCAGATCAAATCATGGCTTTTTTAACCCGCCTCCAATTATTTGTTGAGGGTCAGGATAATAAATTTGAGTTAAGTCTTACTCTTCAAGAGAAATCTTCTTAAATTCTCTTTGGCTTTTTATCACATCAAAATGAAGTACCAATGCTGATGCTACGTCCCATCCGTACAAATTATATTGGGGATTCTTCCACGGAATTCTAGTTTCTCCCTGACCTCGCCATGTCAAATAAATTCCATCATATTTCTTTGCAGCTACTTCAAAATTAGGTATTTTATGAAACTTGAATTCAAATTCTGGTATACTTTCGGCTTCTCCAACTTCATCAATTAGTTTTACTAAATCCCTTTGAGAATCTATTATATATAACTTAGCATCTTTCGTTAATGTAACAATGACCCCTTCTAAAACCTCATTACTGAGGAATCTCGCACTATTACACCATTCATGCCAAGGACTAACAAACTTTTCTTTAGGAGTATATGGACTTAGCCATAAACCTCCTTCTGGCTTTACGAATAGTGGAATATTGCATATAGGACTAAATTTTTCTTGCTCTAATTTAGTTTTACCTAGACATATCCACTCTTTCACTTTCATGTATTTTAATCCTCACCTCAATCCAATTTTTAAATGATTCGTATTCCATTCTCCGAACTCTGTTAATTCTATGCATTTCGACATCTCTTTTTTTCTCTGCCTCAAATTCAAATTCTTTTAGTTTTTCAATTCTAATCTGCATTTCTAGAAGTATAATATCAACAGTTACTTCCAATGCTTCACCCTCCAATTCTTTTCCCTTGAAGTGCTTTACTGGGTTTACAGCCATTCCCCAGTAAAGCACTTCTTTTGTCCCATTATATACCACCAATAAGGGGTTTGCTGGATTTTATTCTCAGCAAACCCCTCTTAATTATTATACATATATAAAATGATAACCTTTTGCATGTTTACGCCTACCACTTACTTGGGCTAAAACACAACCCCGATAAGCATCTATATATCTCTCAGCACTAACCATGCTTTCAAATTCCATTTCTAATTCAACACAGAATACCTTTTTCTTTTTATTACCCGAATTCGGATTCATATTATGCTTTCGTCCATTTAATTTATTTACGTTTCTTGTCTCTGCTCTTTTATTCTTAGTTTCCTCACTTTGTTTCTTTCCAATATTAGATAACCTAAGTTTTTCTCTTGTCGCTTCACTCACTCCATGACCAACTTTTGGGCCTTTGAGATTATTTTTAACCCTATTTATCTTATCCTCCTCCGATAATTCATTCCATTGCCTCCTCGACCTCTTACTTAATACTTCCTTGATTTCAGCAGAATGATAATGCCCCTTGGCCCCTATTCCTCCTAATGTCTGGTTATATTCTGGATTTATTTTTGCTATCCAAAATATTTCTAATTCATTAAGTTTTCCCACCTCACACACTTCAATAATTTCAAAATAAAAATTATCTAGTCCATATTTTCTCAAAGCTCTTTTTAATACACGACACCTATCATCTCTATTAAGCAATTTGTGTTCATACCAACGCCTTTCAATATTCACACTTTGCCCAATATAACATTTGCCATTTATGAGATTCCTAATCCTATAAATACCTATCATTTATGCCTCCACTAATAAGCACGACCCAAGATTATTATAATCCTGAGTCGCGTTATTTTTGTTGTCATTACTTTTCGGTTGGTTCAGATTTATCTGGTTGCTCCTGTTGTCCCTCCTGCTCTTGTTGTTCTTCCTGCACTGCATGTTCATTGGTTCTAATATCAACCGTGTTAATATCATCACCATTATCTACATAATCGGGCATTCCATCTTCTTTGATAACTCCCATATCTCCCTCATATCCCTTTTGGAATTCTATTGACATGATACCCCACTTAGATATAAGTTGTCGCAACATGGTCTTAAATGCCATTCCATCAAAATCTTTACTCCAAAATGTGTAGTTCCATCCTTTTTTAACATCATTCCTATATCCTGCTGAATACTGGAGTGCATGAGCCTCCATTTTCTTTTTACTCCAATACATCGTTTTGCGGAATCCATTTGCATATTCAAACATTGCATAATATCCTACTGTCTTAGCTTTTTCCCTTTCATCTTCATCATCTATAATCATACAAGTTATTTCTTCATTGAGTATGTCATAGTTCTGTAATTCACCTTCCTTGATCGCAATTACATTAATCTTTTTGTAATACCCACTCCGTATTGCAAGTTGTAACATTCCACGGTATCCCAAAACGAAAACTGCCACCTTGCGACCAAGTTTATTATCATCAAATGGAACCATGTAATATTGACCAAGTTGGGGTGATGGAGATAATTTCAATGTTTCCCCTAAGAGTGCTGCACTTAAAATACTGCTATGATCGCAATCGGAAAGTGCTGGGTTTGTTGATACTGCCGAAAGGATAGCTGTCATGAATCTCTGACCATCTTTTCCACCAATAATTTGATTTATCTTAGCTTTAACACCTTCTTGTGTCATGAAATTACTGAATGTTGCCTTTGGTTCCTTTTTCACGATATCTGTCCCATTCGCCTTATTAGCCAATTTATCTTTCAAGTTAGCCATTAATTCCAATTCCCCCCGCATAATTATTTCTTACTTTCTGATACAGTAAACCGTCTAGACTTAGTCTCATTGATAAACTTCGCATATAACTCAGCATTAGTGGCCTTGAATCCATTCGTATCAAATCTCTTTGTGACCAACGATTTCCAACTAATTTTATGATTCAACGTGAATCCAGTTTCATTTTCCCCCATCAACTCTTTGATCTTATTCGCCATTTCATCTTTCTTTGTTCCTATATCTTTCTCCATCTCCTGCAACATCTTGAACTGCACAACCAATTCCTCTGCCTCATAAGGTAATTCAATCCTACTCTGATTTGAATCTGGATACAGAACTTTAAGCAATTCCGTTGCCGATGCAGATCCGTCCATTTCTGGTGGTGTATTAGTAGTTACTAATTGCCAAAAATCACTCTCAATCTTATATAGAAAATCAATGATTTCATCGTCTCGCTCAATATCTCGAATTTCAAATTTATTCCCCCCTATCAATACAGCAATTCTCGCCCATTGCAATCCAGTTACAGCAAGATAATGATGGACTTGTATCGCATATTCCTCTGGTATCTTTCCATCATCCCATTCGCCTTTTTTATATTCACCTGCCGTTTTGCATTCCAAGATCCCTTTGCCACGTTCCTTGTCGTGGATCATCCTATCAATATTCGCAAGCATGAACTCTTTTTTAGGATGCTGCAATATCGCATTCCTTCTGACTACTTTTAGGCCCGATCTCTTTGCATATTCTTTCGCCACGACATCTTCCAATGTGGTTCCCCAATACGCTGCTTCCCCCGCCTCCCGGGAATCAATCTGTCCTACCTTTTCCATCCATACTTCAATCGGGCTTTTCCATCTATTCATTCCAGCAATTGCGGAAACATCAGACCCGCCAATTCCTAATCGTCTAAACTCATGCCATTGTTCAATACTCATGTTAGTCGTAGATGCTAATGTTAATGCTCCCATACTTCAACCCCTTAATTTATTGGACAACTTGTGCTACAATGGACTAACAAATAATTTTTTTTACGGTTCCTCTTCTAAGGGGAACTCTTTTTAATGCCTTGATTCCCATTTCCTCTTTGATGTACTCTATTAGAACACCATTCGGCAACACACTAACTAATTCAAAAAATTCTTCTATGGTCAGTCTTAACGGACTGTCCATTTTACGTTTAAATGTACTTTGTGGCATATTCATGCGATTAGCTAATTCCGTCTTATTGTAGTTAGCAAGGATCCTAGCATATTCGATCCTAGCCTTAAATTCCTGCTCATTTATTGCCAATTTCTTCACCTCCTCCTCTATATTATACCACCAAATTGTAACTATTTCAATCATTTATGAATCATTTTATTCATAAAAGACACATACTGTATACTTTGAAAAATCTACCTCCTATTTATTTACAATAATCAATTATCATTTTGGGACTTGTCCTATTTTAAATCTTGTCATATAATAACGAAAGGTAATTCTTCTAATCTGTATGATTTCACATATATATTTACGAAAATGGAAGTGGGGTATCTCATAGGTGGAAAACCGAAATTCGCTATTCATGAAACGCTTAAAGGCACTTAGGCGGGAATCTGACATTACTCAACCAGATTTAGCTAAATCGCTTGGAGTTTCAAAAGGTGCTGTCGGTCATTGGGAAGTTGGCTCAAGGGAACCAAGTCTAGAAATGATAAGCAACATCGCCCGAATATTCAAGGTATCGGTGGACTACCTCATGGGTGTATCTAGTTTCAGACAACAAGAAGAAGCAATTGATTACCTTCTTTTAAAACTAAGAGAATCTGGCCTCGTTAAACCTAATGACACAATAGACAAAAAAACAGTCGATACGCTAATAAGCTATATCGCTGTTCTTCAAAAAATAAAATCCAATTAACTTTCATGCTCAGATTTTAGCAGCTCAATTATAAACTCAATTATCTGCTTAGACATAGGGGTTTTCTCCATTAACTGCTGATCTTCTAAGATGGCCCTAAGCTCGGTTACTAATATTTCGCTGCTCAATAAACATACCTCCTAAATAGAGAATGTTTTACAAATTGTGTACAACCATTATAATCCTGTATGTCTTTTTATGGAAGGTTTAGAAATTTCCCAATACTGTCGAATTGCATACATTGTACAAGATATACTAAATCCCCAGTTGTAAAACTGGGGATTCTTGTGTTTAGTGATGATATCTCGTTCAATTTAGGTTTTCGCAATTAAATAGTTGAAATCAATTTCGTGATGCCACGGATATGATAAATTAATTTTTTCTATAAAGAAAAACCTCTATACGAATCATCAATTTCATCCTGAGTTATCCCTATATACCTTAACGTAACACTCGGCCCCGAATGGTTGAATATTTCCTGCAACATAGCTACGTCTTTGCTCTCTTTATAATGATGGTATCCAAACGTCTTTCTCAATGTATGAGTTCCGATCTCTCCCATGATGCCCACATTGCTTCCAGCCTTTTTCATTACCCTGTAATACTGAATTCTATGAATGGGTTTATTAACTCCTTTACGGCTCACAAATAAATAAGCACTTAACTTCATTCCATGAACATACTTTTCTAATTCTCTTCTCAAATTATTATTAACTAGAAACCTTTTTGTTTTCCCTGTTTTTTGTTCTTTTAAAACAATATGTTCTTTACCTTTTACATCACTAACTTTTAATTTCAAAATATCACTAATTCTAAGTCCTGTATTTATTCCAAATACAAATATCAAATAGTTCCTGTAGCTGCTTTTCATTAATTCCATTTTTAATTCTTCTATTTTAGACTTGTCCCTAATAGGTTGAACCACATTCATTTATGTACTCCCCCAAATATCTAAAAATATAGCTTGTCCTTCATTATACGACATTAGAAGTCTCATTTCAATGGACAATGTTACATTCATTTTTTCAGACACCTATGGCAGTAGGGTTCACCCCTCGAATGATACATACTATACAATGAGTATCATTCAAATTCCCAAAAAAATAAGCCGATATTTCTATCGGCCCAACTATCTAAAAAATTATACTATATATTTTCATTAATACTTCCTCCATGACATCATCTGGTAATTTGCAAATAAAAGACGATCCCCTAACTTTCCAATCCATACTCTTTATATGGTCAGTCAGGATAACCCCCTCCACATTTAGTCCTTCTGATATTTTTACTTCAAATGGAAATCCTTTTATTTTACTTGTTATTGGGCAAGCTATTAATAATCCTGCTGGTTCATTATAAATTATTGAACTCAAGACCAATGCTGGCCTCAGTCTTCCTTGTTCTCTTCCAGCTTGAGGATCAAAATTAATCCAAATTACATCACCTTTATCCGGTACATAATTTTTCACCATATTTCCTTGCCTACTGGATTTCCCCAATCAGTTTCCTCATGCCTATTCTCTGGCGTTATTTGAGATACTAACTCAGCAAGATTATATCTTTTTCTCTTAATAACTATATTTCCATTTTCAATTTTAATAATCACAGGAGTCCCCTCTTTGATCTTTAACTCGTTTGCAAAAACTAATGGGATCCTTATCGCAATACTATTTCCCCACTTCGTTATTGTTGTTTCCAATAAAATCACCTCCATGTATATACAAAGTATATACTATTGATATATATCTGTCAATATAACATCAGATCTAAATAATCCCAAAAAAATAAGCCGATATCCCTATCGGCCCAACTCATTCCCTCAACACAATATTTTTATCTGACAATCCATCTTCAATAGCCCTATGTGCCACCACTCTCATTATCTCTATCGGAATATTACACGATGTTGAAAGTTGTAATGCCACGGTCAACATTGTGGATATATATGCCATTAACATCCCGGGACTGATTTCGCCCATGCCAAAAGGTTTAACGACCATTAATGCACTAGAACTATCATAACTCTCAATGACCCCACCAAATACGCTTAAAGCATTTTTAGTAAAACATCCTTCTATGTATTTGATTTCAACATTTACCTTCGGATCATTTACTATGTCCCTATGATTTTTGATATCAAAATTTATCACTCCACAACTTACTCCTTTTTACCACCATTAAATCGTAATCTCATGATCTCAATCAATTGATCCATATCATATATTTTTCGCTTCTTTAACTCACTATTAAAATTTCCATTAAAATATCTCCATGTTACCTCATGAGCAATAACCCAATATCTATTATGTTCCTTAACTGCTCCCAATAGTTTCACAAGATCCAATGCCCTCTGATAATCACATTTGCCATCTAGTACCATGACAATCTGCTGAAATTCACTAACCGTCAATCTATCTGGAAACTTAAAATAATTTGCCAACCACTCAACACCTCTTGCTCTTGTGTTTTTCCAAGAATCTCACAAGCCTAAGTTGCTCTTCCATAGTCATCATAAATAATTCTTTTTCGGGCACTTCCCCTACATTACAAACCCACTTCTTTGTTATCTCGCTGCAATAACTTACGGTGCCATCTCTATGAGTTTTAATTTTTGTAAATCTTCCACTCACCTATAGTCACCTCTTCAATTAAATCTGGAATAAACACTCAATGATCCCTTCTCTGAAATATACATCCCAATAGGGATCCCATTTTGATGCTTGACCTCAACTTTATAATCTAATTTTATGTGCCCATAAACGTGTTCACTAAATAACATGAACGCTATGTTTCCATCTGCTACAACATTTCTTATTAGATCAACACATGGGAACCCTTCACCCCTACAATCAGATTTGCACCCTATCGGAACAATCATTGGCTCTATATTATCAATCTTCATTCCCCTCCCCCCTTGAATATAATTCTGGCCTAGCTGGAATTATTGGATCAAATCCCATAGGTGAATAATTCCACTCCTTGCCACATTTAGGACAAAATATATTTTGGCTCAATCCACCCCTCGGCCCATCCCACATCTTTTCATTTTTGCAATTAGGACATTTTTTCTTCGGATATGGAATGGGTATGCCATCAATAATAAAATTCAACTTCCTCACCTCAATCTAGAAGCAATAATGTAAAGACTAATGCCGAAACAAGATATGTCACATTAAATGAGCCAACTTTACTCTCATTTCTGAATGCAAATAAATTACCTACTGCCATTAGGAATAATAGCATTTTCATAATATCACTCGTCTCAAATGATTTAATTACCTTTGATGGTTCACTTATAGTATTTGGTGCTCTTCTGGTTCTTGGTTCGCTTGAACAACGTGTTTCTATTCCGTTGTTTGGCTCACTCTCAATTTTGTTTCAATCAAGCGTACTGGTTCGCTTCCGCGGACTGACAAATCGAACATATTGGCTCACTCACTTGGGCTGCTGCTATCATCATAATTGGCTCGCTCTTGGTAATCTGGTGAAATCACATCTGCTGGCTCGCTTTATGAACTTGATGTTTACTTGTCTTCTGGCTCGATCTCGTTTAATGGTACAACTCCATGCATTCGGCTCACTCAAAAAAGTTGATACTATCCATTAGTGTGATTCACTATCGCATAATGATACAATCCTATTTTCTGGTTCAATCTTAGAGTGTGGTTCTCTCTATTTCTATGGTTCGCTACCTCTCAACGGTTACAATCATTTTCATTGGCTCGTTCTTCTTCAATGTTACAATTTGGTTCGATAACTCGCTTCTCCCATATTGAATTAATCGGGTGCTTTGGCTCACTCCAATTCTGTGAAATATTCTTAATCAGTGATTCACTTTAGATCATATGGTATTCTCCACTCTGTCGGTTCGCTATCCTGTGATGGAATAATTCATTCCTTACGGCTCACTTCTTAAGTACGATACAATCCGGTGATATGGTTCACTTCCAGAAAGTGATACTATCTGCAATTCTGGTTCACTATGTATTTTGGGTATCTCTTGCCACGGTTCGCTCTGTGGCATTGGTCTAATCCTTCTAGATGACTCGCTCATAACTACTGATACAATCTGTTGCATCGGCTCACTATCCTGTAATGTCACAATCTTTCCCTCTGGTTCATTATTTGTTCTTGGTACACTTCTAGGTTTTGATTCACTCACTCTTAATTGGAATAAAATCATTGAATTTGGATCACTCTATATTTGTGGATATCTCTTGCCACGATTCACTCGGGGTACTCGGTACACTCTCAGTTTGTGATTCGCTAGAATAAAATGATAGATCTCTTGTTGTGGCTCATTCTGTTCATCTGTAATAATCCATTTATTTGGCTCACTCGTTAATTTTGGTACTCACAAGTATCCCGGTTCACTCGGAAGGGTTGGTGCAATCCCAATCTTCTGATTCGCTTATCGTATTTGTTACTTTCAACTCAAAAGGCTCGTTCAAGTGCAACGATGCTATCTCAGTTCGTGGCTCACTGTCTTGAAATGAATAATCTAACTGATTGGTTCGCTCGGATGTTCTGTAAATAATCTGCCAGATTGACTCACTCGTTACTTTTGGCACTCTCAAACATTCTGATTCATTCGGAAGGGTTGAAATAATCCTTATCTGTGATTCACTCGTAAAGTTTGAAACTATCGAGTTCTATGGTTCACTCTCATAACTCTGCACATTCGATGATTATGGTTCACTCAATGGATGCGATACAATCTAGGAATATGGCTCACTCGTAAAGTTTGAACTATCAGTTATTTTGATTCACTCTGATTGGGCGATACTATCAAGTCCTATGGTTCACTTTATGGGAATGGTGTGCTCTGATCTAATGGATCGCTGAAATATTTTGGTGTGCTCGACAGTTTTGGCTCACTCTACGAGATTGGTGCCCTTACTTCCTTTGATTCACTCGTTATCCCTGCTACATTCATTTAACATGATTCGCTCACAAGATTTCGGTGCTGTCCAAGAATATGACTCGCTTACTATATTTGATGCAATCATTCTGCATGGCTCACTCACATGGAATGTTACTTTCAAGACAATTGGATCGCTCATAGACAATGTTACGAATCCGACTTGTTGACTAGATGGTGTGCTATTACGCCAAAAGGGAATACCAAGTGTAACTCTACCGCAACCTCCAAGTTATACGCTTTCCTTCATCTATAGCTTTTGTGTTACCTTGTCACTATAAATACATCGGTATCATCGTAACACTACCGTATTCATTTTCCTTCATCAGGTTCAGATTGCTTATAATACGGAAAAACAATCAAGTCACAAATAGCCATTGCCCTACTCCTTAGATGGATTACATAAGTAATCAGCTTTCCAGCCATGGCTGCTTCTAAGCCAACATCCCATCCATTACACAATTCACTTTTATGGGATGATTAAATCACGCTTGTTGGTTCGCTCCCCCACCGTTTATAATCTCTGTTTCTGACTCACTAAGAGTTTCTGATTTATCGGCTATCATGGTTCGTTATGTGTACTTGGTTCTCTCATTTCCAATTGCTCTCTCGTTGTACTTGATTCTCTCATTCATTATGGATCGCTCTTGTAGCATGTTATTAAATCGCGGGTTATGACTCGCTCAAACAGGATGTTATATCGTTTGCTCTGGCTTAAATCTTTTATAATTCATAAGGCAGGGTTATCCTCCAACGCCTCTTTAAACACTTCATAATTAGGCACTTCTAATTTATGAGCATGGCCCAATATTGAAATCGCATATGGATTTGGTGGTTTAATCCCAAACTCATATTCAAAAATTATCTCATGGAAATGAGCTAAGAATATTTTAACTGCATACCTTTTAGATCGCTCATTGATATGTGCTGGTGGGAGCATCTTTATACCTGTTCCCGGTTCCTTTGCAAACTCTTTAGCTGAACCTATTTTATCAATCACTATTTTTCGTGCATCTTCTCCCGATATGCATCCTGCATACCATTTATAGGCATCTGTATCTTTCCCGATATTAAATTTTGATAATTTTAAATCTGCTTGATCTGCAAAATCACCAGCTAAATTTTTATTTATTTCCTGCTCTTTTCTCTGCTTATATAATTTTCCATAGACATCTCTAGGATTGTTTTGCACCTTAACAAATGACTCGCCAACTAAATACATTAATTTTTTTAGGTCAGCATTCCACGGACGTTTTTGCCCCTTTAACCATTCAACGCTAGGATTATAACCTGCATAACTCCATACTGCTCCTGCAGTTGGTGCTTTCTTAGCATCAATATGAGCTAATAATCCAGCTGCGAAGGTTGGGCCAATTCCGATTATGCTCTTCGCCCATACACCTACCGAATGACTACTCGTATAAGCATCTAATGCTTTCTTGATATTCTTTTCTAACTCCTCAAAATTGTTAGCAAACCAAACAATAACCTCATTCGGCTCCCCACCCTCTGATGCTCTGATTTGGTTCTTTGCACTAGTCCTATACTGCTGAATCTGGTAATAACGATCAACCAGATAACGTGCTTCTGATGGACTTAAAGTTCTACTCGCATTCCTTAGATCCTTTGTCAACTTGACTAACGGAGTAAGATCCTTCTTATCTTCTGGATTTGCCTCGGATGCCCTTAATGATTCCTCAACTGCTTTCTTTTTAGCCTCTTCCCTAGATTCTTCTTCCATTTGTGTTAATATATCATTATCCTTCTTGCTCTTCCTCACCATTTCCCTTGTCCTCCCTTTCCTAAGCCATCTAATCTAATGAATTCTTCGCCCTGTCCTGAATGCTCTTCAATGTAGTTTCATAAGCATACAATTTATGCTTTCTGATCCATTGGTAATATGTCATCCCACTAGATCTGGCTATTTTTCTAGCATATTTCTTAACTATTGATAAATCTTCGGCCCACCCTCCTAACTCCATAGTCTCTGGTATCTGACCTATAATAAAATCGCCATCCATAAAATTGAAAACACACGCCTCTTGGTTTATCGAAAAATCAACCACGGAATCATCAACGGTTATAAACGCATGAACACCCGATTGCTGAATCGTATTAGTAAATAGCGACATTATGCCGTGACTTGGATGAGTATAGAAACCCTGCACATATTTTAGTCTTTCTTCCTTAACCCCACTTTCCCACAACAAACAATAATGGACAATTGACATATAAATACATAGTCCTCCACTTTTATCCCATGTTGTTATTTCTTTTCTAGCCCAATCTGAAATATCATTCATTCGATAATTAATTGCTCTGTCAGCCAAAAACGACATATAAAAAGCAGCAGACATAAAATCCGCATTGACTAATATCGAATGATTTAATGATTTACTTTCGCACCAAATTGGATCAACCAATAAGTAATCATAAGAACATTCCCATCTTTCCCTGAAAACACCCGCAGTAAATTTAATTAACGTTTCCTTGCCCATATCATCAGTAACAAAGATATCATCCTTTAAATCTGTTTTCATTTTTAGATGTCTCCTTATATAAGAACTCTATCGCCATGCCCACGATCTCGCTTAGATCATTTTTCCTGAAATGTTTTGCTCTCATTGTCATCAAAATTTCAATCTGCTTTTCCGTGAGCATATAACTTCGTTTGGACTTCTCAACCACTACCTCTTCCTTGATTTCCTCTTTCCTCTTCCTTTTGATTTCCTTAACCTTCTTTTGCTCAACCTCCTCTTGTCCCTCTCCAATACTTCCTAGCATTTTGTTTAAATTAGGTCTATTCTGTTCTCTCACCATTTCCTCATCACCTCATGGGCCAATTCCACATATTGCAATGCTGCTGGTGCTGTAGGTTCATAAATAACAACTGGCATCTGAGCCACGGCAGATTCCTTAACCCTTATATTGTTTTTGATGATGGTCTGCAAAATCTTTCCGGGATATGTACTTTCTAAATTATCACTAATCTCTCTCGCCAACCTCGGCCTCATATCCCACATCGTTCTGCAGATCCCTAGAATCTTTAATTTTTTATTCATTCCAAGTCGGATCTCATTGACTGTATTTGTGAGATATTTTAACCCAACCAGAGCAAAAGGATCTAGGCCAACTGGGATCAATACCCTATCTGCAGCTATCAATGCATTTAAGCTAAATAATCCTAAACTCGGAGGGCAATCAATAACACAATAATCAAAATCATCATTCGCACTTTTTAACTTATCTCTCAATATCGCAGGGTGGCTGGGCTTATATGACTTTAATAATTCCCATTCAACTTGTGATAGGGAAAGATCCGATGGGATAATAAATAGATTCGGTATTTGAGTTTCATTTATGTTCTCAGAAATTTTTGATTTCGGATTCTCGAATAGATCTGGTATTCCACTATCAAAAGAAACCATTCCTATGGACTGGCTACAATTCGCCTGTGGATCACAATCAACAACCAAAGTTTTGAAACTCCCTGCAGCCATCGTTGCAGCAATATTAATAGCCGTTGATGTTTTCCCACAGCCCCCCTTTTGATTAAGGACTGCAATTATATCCACTTAATCTGCTCCTTTAACAATCCATTCTAGGTAACATTGGATCCTTTAACCACGCTAAAGCATTAGATAATTTTTCCCATTTTCCAAAATGATGTACATCATCTAACTCATCTATTGCCATTAGTGTATAAAAATCATCTTTATATTTTGGCCCATCATAAAGGAAGATGTTATATCTCTCTAACGACTCTGAAACCGTACTCCAAAGTTCAATACCCTTATACATAATGACATCATAAACGAATCCCTTTTGGATGTAGCATTGATCCGTTATTTCAATTATTGCTTGTGTTCCTCTGACTAACATCAAATCCCTCCTTGGTATCCTCCATCAAAAATTCCATACTTACCCCCAGCACATCTGCCAATCTTTGAAGCACATCCGCTTTTGGTACGGTGATCCCATTTTCATATCTGCTGATACATAGATTGCTGATGCCAACTTTATCTGCTAATTCTTTCTGAGTTATTTTTCTAGTTTTTCGGGCAATCATTAAATTAAGCATCATCATCATCATCATCCTTACAATCCAGACATTTTCGTGGGTAGCCTATCGGTTCTCCGATAAACTGCCCACATCCCTCACATAAAATTCCTTCTAGGATCATCTCGGTTATTTCTCCCACTTAATTTTTTCTCCCTTTGTTCACATCCATAAATGGGTTTTCGCCTTTCTTTATTTTCTTGCTAACAACACCATTTTGATGATTTACTGAATAATTACCATCTGGATCCACACCAAGTTCATTAGTTGCCATTGTCCACAACTCTACTTTCTCGTCATCAAATTCATCCATTCTGGTATTAAATTCCTTGTATAAGGCCAATTCCATTTCTGCTTGAAGGATATCTTTTCTGGTAGATAATTCCTTTTCTAGATCATCTTTTCGTTTATGCATGGCCTTGAATTTCTTGCGAAGTTCCTCTGATATGTTTCCAATAACCACCTTATCGTAAGAATCTCCAATCAAATTATTTACCAACATACTAACAAAACCATCTAAACCTTTTGTGTTCGACATTAGTTTTCCCCTTTCACTTATCTTGTCCCATTGCTAAGTCTACACCCTGTATGAATTATCGTCAAGTGATAATATTGTCGCAATTTGATATTTTATACCTCAAATTTGGTCAAATCCGATACCCTAGAACTCTGTTGATCTATTTCATTCATTACCTTTTCTTTGATCATTTTCCAATTATCAAGCACCAACATAGAAAATTCTACATCATTTGCAAGGAGATCAAAATGACCATTATGATATGCAGTTTTCCTGAAATATTTTACGTTATTACCAACTACAAGGAAGCACTCTTCTGATTCGGCATAGAACTTAATATCGTAGACATCATAATGTAACGGCACCATTATTGTAGCTCGTACATTACTCTTGACAGTATCAAACCATTTGCCAATAGCCTCAATATTTTTTCTGATCAAAACCATTTCCTCTGCACTCGCTTTAATAATCATTTTCAATCTCTCCCCTATTCTCCATTTATGAAATCTTCCCAATCCATGATCCATTTACCATTTACCTTTATGCCCCCGGTTGCCCACGAAAATTCGCACCATCCATGCCCATCTATAAGCACCTCCATAACCGTTTTCCCAAATTCATTTATAAGTCCTTCTCTTCTCCTCCAATCCTGAGCCACATATTTCATAATTTAGGCCATTTCTTTCTGCTTCAATGCTCTTTCACCATCCCAAAAAAATGGTTTATGACACGTTTTACAAAATGCATTATTCTTATGCTTAGGGTTTTTAGATCCCTTCATTTGTAATCCTCTTAGCATTATTAATATTGATGCAGGTACACCAAACAATAAAAAGATAATGCCTAATGGAAAAAATACTAGTAGGAAAAATGCACCAAAGGTTATCATAAACATTAACGCTGCTAATCCAGAAGTGAATGTTGGTGGAATTACCTTTACATTTTCACTATCACAATGTGGACATTTCATCTTATTTTTCTCCCACATATAATAAATTTTTTGTGTTCAATATAACATCTGCGATTTCCTTCTGCTTTTCAATATCAAGTGTCAATGTATAATCTCTTAATTCTTCGGACATTGTCTGGATAACTTGTGTTTGATCTAGACTTAGCTTTGGTTTTGAATACTTGAATATGGACATACCTCCTGTGATCCCGATTACTGCAACCATTGTTACGATTAAATATTTGCTTTTATTCATCCTATTTTTCCCCTCTCATTTCATAAAAATGTAAGTTTCGATACACTCTATACGGCTTCCCTGTTTTACCTCTAAGCAATATCTGGCACGGTATTCTTCTGAATCCATTTTCTGATAATTTTTTCATCTTATTTTCCCCCTCTAATCACTGTAAACTTCTCGGTAACATTCATCATTATTTCAGACGGATCCACATAACCATTGCCATGCCCTGCCGATCTAGCTTCCCTGCAATCCTTAACCTTTACTGAATCAAAATACATATCTCTCTCGATTCCAGCAATCCCATGCCATTTTACTGATTCCATTTCTCTTAATGAGAAGTAGCCCCATTCCTTTTCTAATCCATCTACTAAACCAAAGAACAAGTAGTCACCATTCTCCTGCCGTTCTCCTTCGACTGCAAACCATGTCCAGCTACTACCAAGGGCATAGAATTTGCAGATAATCTTTTTCTCTTCCAACTCGATTCCCTCTGTGCTATATAATTTAGGCATTTTTTTCTCAATCGCTTTTGTTAATAATTTCATTTTGCATTACCTCACCTTTTTTTATTTTCCTCAACCTCATATGCTTATTATACTCGATCTTGTTGACATTGTCCACATATCACCATCATTTTAAGTACATCAATTTTTACCATTTTACTTCCTTCTAATACACTTTCATGATCCTGTATTTCTTATTGAACTTTGCAAGATTCCAGCCCTCACCCTGTTCATCAATCTTTAATGTTTGGTTATCCTCATTGAATCCCAATACTTGTTTGAGCCATATCAAATCATGGTGATTATTCTTGGCATCAATTTTAAACTCAATTTTCAACGTCTTGCGGTTTACTGCTAATTCCATCATTTTATTTTCCTCCAATTTTTAGCAACTTAGATTATAATTAAACATCCAATATTCAGCCGATCTATATATGGATCTATTCCCCTTCACCCTGCTTGGGTGCTTAGTAACCCAAGCAGGGTGTGCAATCCTTTATAATTCATTTTCATTTACATCTCCTCCAATGACCAATTTGCTTCTAATCCTTCTGGCTCCTTAACCATAACATCGGATCTATTCATTCCATGATATCTAGCAAATCCGAATGATTTTTTCTCAGCATCCTTCAAATCTTTTGCCTCGAAAGCTAATCTTGGATCATAAACTTCATCAAACATCAGAACGTGTAATATATATTTTTTCATTTTTAATTTCCCCCTTCAATTCCTGATCTCTTGCACTATTGTATCATCTAATGTAGACTTTGTCAACTTATGCAGCTTTTTTTATCTTCATTTCCAATTTGATAATCATATCTTTTACATCTTCGTAATCTCTTTCGCATTGATTCACTCTTTCATCATACAACTCATAATCGTCATTTGCTTCAAGCGATTCCTTATATGCAGCCTTCATCTTACGTTCCAATCTACCAAGCTCATAATTCAAATCATCCAACCGTACCTTCATTGATTCTATCTTTTTCATTTTAATTTCCTCCATTTTGTTTTTATATTTAGTTGATAAGCGATCCCATGCCCATCGCGTTGTGGAACGTCCATCGCTCTCAACTCCATGCACTTATTGTACCATATTTTAGTAGACATTGTCCACACCAATTTATAGAAATTAATCTTTATCTAAATAATGAATATCTTCCATCAATTCATAGTCATCCTCATAGAATTCCTCAGCCTTGCTATACTCGATGAGGACATATAATTCTTCTATTCCCATCTTAATTATTCTCCTTTTATTCTTAATTTATGGATCTGGAAGTGATCCCATGCCCCGGCACATTGCGTTGCGTCCATCACTTCCTCATCTCTATATTGCATATAGTATACGTTTTTGTTGACTTTGTCTACAGTAACATATGGTTAATATTCATTATTTAGGACAATGCTCTGAGCCATCTATCTTTCATGTCTTGGGTATCTTTACCTATATCAAAAGACATCGTAACTTCAACCATTCCTTGGTTTGTCTCGAAACGCTTAGGTGCAAATGCTAGGCTGCTTCCAGCCTCAATAACTCCAATTGCTTTCATGGCATCAAGATCCCTCTTGGCCCAATTTCCAGCTTTCATGAATTCATAAACTTTACCATCTTCCGTGCATCCATATATTATTTTAAATCCCATACACTTGCCAGTTGCCTTGTTAGCATCCTGCACATTATTTAAAGGCATTTCATAAAACTTATGGGGCATGAATCCCTCTGTCGTTTTAACCATCCCAATAAAATTTTCACATTTTTTCATATCTCATCAACCTCTTTCATTTTTTATATCCTTCAACCAACCTATGGCTCATTATACCATTTTTTTGTATACTTTGTCCACATTATCAAACTTCCAATTCTTTCATTTTTTCTTTCAGATTTTCTAACTCCGCTATTTTATTTCTAATTTCCAATTCCATTTTTGATATTTCCAACGCTCTCGGGTGCATATCTTTTATTAACAACATCCCATGGTTTACATATAAAAGTGCTATATCACGCTTTTCATTGATGCTAGGATAATAATCATATACCATTTGGATAATCTCAAATTCCGCATTAGTAAATACCTTATATTCTGGATTCATCTCTGCAACCAAATCTGTAAATTCAATATTAGTCATTTTTATTTCCTCCTCCTATAATCCATTTATAGCTAATATCATACCTTCATAATCCGGGCCATCCTGAGCTGATCCATATGATTTTTTCTGGTAGAAATTATCTTTAAGCCAACAAACCTTTTTTTGCACATCCCAGCTAATATCTGAATTTTCAACCATGATAGCAAATGCTTTATCAAAAGAATTCTTAGCAGCAACCTTATTCTCATTTCTCATATGTCTACCAGAATTATTCAAGGCTCTCATAATTAATATCTCATTTTTATTCATCATCTTTTCCCCCTTATTCTTTTCCTCAACCTGTGCCTATTGTACCATCAAACAGTAGACAATGTCTACTGTTTGATATAGACTAAATTATTCCATATATTTTAGATTTGAAAACAAAGTAATCATCTTCAAATTCAACCCAATCAAGTTCACCATTAAACTGTAAGCATTGATATCGGAAGAAAGCTATTATTGCACCAAGTGTCCATTCAGTTTCCTTTACCCATTGCATGAATGACATATCATCGGGCCTCATGCAACAAAGAGCTGTCATTTCATTTTCATGTTCCTTATTGTATGGAGTATTTTTCACCAGATCTATAAATTGTTGCTTTTTGCTTATCTTCATTTTGTTTTTCCTCCTTATTTATCAGAGAAATCAAGATCCCATGCCCCGGCACATTGCGTTGCGTCCATCTCGATCTCCCTTATGGCTTTATTATATCGTAACAAGTAGACATTGTCCACTATATATATTTACCAATTATTAGGCTTTTATCAACTCAAATCTTTCAATAGTTTTACAGGTAAGCTGCCGAACAGCCCGCTCTTCTTCAGTTTCCAGCTTCCCCTTATATTCCATGCTGCCCTCATATTTATATGTCAAGATAGATCCATTTTTAAAATATGCAATCGCTTTAATCATCTTCATTTCCTCCTTTATTTAGAATTTAGAATTTCCAGATCCATATCCAATAACCATTGGGCCAAGATTTTAACATCATCCAATTCCTCAATTTTCAGCTTCCTTGTTTGTCCTATTTCAACGATCTGTTTCAGCCTATCGCCAATCTCATTAATCGTTTTCCCCATATTTTCTCTTTCAGTTTTCATCTTGCATCTCTCCTTTAATTTTCTCTCGCTCACAATTTAATAATACCATATGTAGTGGACAATGTCCACAGTTGGCCAAGGGTAATGGATATTTATTTCAAATGTTTTCACCAAATGGATTATGGATCAACTTATATATATCAATCCAATTCTTGCAAGCAGAAACATCTAACTCAGCAATCTTGAGCACCATCATTTGATAATATCCATCTATCTGCTCATAAGTGCTTAAACGTGTCAATGCTGCCCACGTTCCATAGGATACGCATCTTAATTCGTTCTTTGCTTCATCTTTTGTCATTTCATTTCACCATTTCACTTCAATTAATTCAATGAGCATCCCATCATTCTGAGCTTTCTCAATCCATCCATCCGTGCTATCCCATGTATATGAATTCATGAATTCTTCTAAGGTCTGGTCACAATCGGATATGTTCATTAATTTTATCGCATACTCTTTTGGGATCGTGAATTCCCTACAGTAATACGCATATTCCTCACCATCATTCCTGAATGGGTCATGAGCTGGGTATGCTGTGAGTGTTACCTTTTCCCCAACATATGATGGATTGGATGGTATTATCTGTTCCCTCGGAACTGGTTCATCATCCATTTTATTTTCCTCTATCTTCAATCCACAGATCCTGCAATAATTCGCATTACTGCTATGTTCTTCGTTTTCACATCTAGGACATAAATAAATCAAAGCAATTTCCCCCTCTTATATTCTCCCAAGGCCCCTTGTGCTTATGCTTCCATGATAGATCCCTGACCTGTTCACTACTATATTCAAAGTGCTTAATCAATCCTCTTGCAGCATAGTATTTTTCCTTATCATAAAATCGCTGGTAGACTCCTTCAAATACAATGTTTTCCCCGATCTCAATCCAACCATGATCTATAGGAATCCCTCCAAGCACCATGCAGGTTCCATGAATAAGTTTGATTTTCGATTGGCTTAATGAATGTATAATATAATCCCAACTTTTATTAAAACACGCTTTAGGGTAAACTCTATTGGTAACATTGATTTTATATACAGGATCTACGGCTACCTGCAGATCCCTATATTCTTCTCTTGTTCTCTTTACTGCTTGGTACATAGTAGGCATTCCACTGTTCCCCCTATTCGCTGATTGCATCAATTCGGATGAAGTTATCTTTATCTTGAAGCTTAACAATGAATTTGTCCATAGCTAATCTGGTTTTGAATTCCTTCATTTTTCCAACCATTTGATCTTTTTTATTAACCTCAACCCATTTTACAGCTACCATTTTATTTTCCTTCTTTCATTTTTTATTTCCTCAACCTCTTGGCATCATTATACCATTTTCTTGTATACTTTGTCCACACGTTTTTAATATCCTTCTGGCACTTCCTTAACATCCCAATCCCACGGAGCCATATTGGTATATTTGCATATATAATCAAAAACATTGGATTCTTTAACCTTCGCAGGGTTTACCTTATATCCATTCCCTCTCAAATCTTTTATGAATCTAGCCTTTGTTTCGTACTCTTTATTCTCAATAAAAGATATCCCATTGCCATAACTCGATTTCACCAAAGCACTATATGTTTTCATTTTTAGTTCCTTCTTTCTTTTTTAAAATCTCTCTCAACCGCATCTTCATAGTACCATCACATAGCGACATTGTCCACACCAAATTATAGAAGAAGGCCCGATTATCACGGGCCTATTTTCTATGCTGCAACAAGTTCGGTATAGATGAATGATTCCAACGCTATTCTTGTATCTTCATTCGTTAATACTTGTGCTGCTCTGGTAAAGCTATTAACAAGATCATACACTGTAGCTTGCTTAGAATCTATTCTCTCTACTTGGAAGCACTCCTGTACTGTCACATTGAATTCCTTCGGCAGTGTGATCCCTTTTGTTCTTTTGAGTAGATCATTGATTGCTTTCATCGGATCAGTAATCTTCATATTTTTTGTTTGAGCGAATTGGGCCATCTGTTTTTCTCCTTGGCTTAAAACCTTTTCAAATGCCTGAGCAACCTTTAGCGGCATATCTTCTTTCTTAACTCCCATGTGTCTCTGCATGAATCTTTCGGTCTTTGCTTCCACGACTTGAAGGCCATTAGAACAAATCGTCCGGTATATAAATCCCCCAATTGATACGCTTCGTTTTCCAACCTCGCTATTTCTGATCTGCATACCAAACATTAATTCATCCGGTTGTCCATCCTTTAATGTCCCAGCGTTATAAGATATCTCAGGGAAAGTTATTCTCATATTGAATCCGTCAAATAACTCATCTGTATTGAATCTCTTGATCTCATGTTTCTGATCTCCCACAACATCGGCTACCATTTTCAAAACATCAGTATTATCAAAGATTGAATATTTATCAGTGAGTACAGATCTAACATATTTTTTACCATCTTGCTCAACCGTTCTCAGCATCCAATTTTTTTCTTCATACTTGGCATTATTTATCCAATAATCCACATTCTGTTTCTGTAGATCCAAAGGGCATCTTTCCATGTAAGTTGTTGGGATAGCCAATTTGTGGAACAATTGATTTTTTCCCCAATCGGTAAAGCCATAAAATTCATTCCCTGTGATAAGTTCCCCATTCACGCTATATCCTAACAATTTAGGGCTAACGAATACATCCTCGGTTCTAGTATCCTTCTCCTTGGACATTTCTAATAATTCATTAATTGTTTTAGTTGCCATTTTCTTTTCCCCCATCAATTTTTATTTTTTTCCTTCAACCTCTTGGCATCATTGTACTATACATCTGTAGACTTTGTCAACAGTAAACGACATTTATATTTAATATTTTTTCAAAGCGAATTTTTTACCATTCAATCCTGCGAATCTAATATCAATGAATATGATTTCTATAATTTTTCTCTTCTTCATTTTCTTTTCCCCCCAAATTTTTTATTTCCCTCAACCTCTTGGCTTTATTGTATATGTTTCTGTTTACATTGTCTACATGAAAATATATCCTATTCCCCATCTTTGAACTTTGTCAAAATCAATTCATCATTCCACATCTCATATGTTACTGAGCCGATACCATCTAGCTCTAAATTACCATTCTCATTAACGTATATATTTATCTCTCTCTGTAATCCTTCACCATTTATTTTGATCTTGGCCTTTCCTACTAATCTTTTCATGTCTTTCTCCTCCAAATTTACTTTTATATTTAAACTAGGAAGGTTGGGGCTTACCCAACCTTTTTCCACATTAGGTATTCAACGATGCAGGTTATGGTTCTGAATGATACGTTATATTCTTTAGCCAAGTGTGATTTACGCATTCCAGCTTTAAACTTTCCACGGATTTCTATGACTTGCTCTGGGCTTAATTTTGGTTTAAATTTATCGGTTCTCTCAACCTTTTGAACATTTTCAATCTTCTTAGCTTTCTTCGCCTTTTTTATCTTCTCTGGCATCATGATAAATTCGATCATCTTATTTAGTTCTTCATCTAATATTTTGCTTTCAATTTCAGATTCTTCGGTAATCTTTTCACCAAGCTCATACCATCTTTTAATAGTTGATTCTGTGATTTGTTTTTCTTTTCCCGATTCAACCTCAGTAGCAATGATCTCGCCATTCACCTTATGTTCTACTATGAATTCTTTACCATTTCTTTTATTAATTGCATTATATTTCATTTTCATCAATCTCCTTTTATATTTAATTTGCTCAACCTCTTATTTACATAGTACCATTTGCAGACATTGTCTACAACGCCCAATTATTTCCATTTTATTATTCAATAACCTCATAAAATGAAATGAAGGACATTTTGCTAAGCGTCATTTTCCTACCAGTTTCCTTATTTATCAAGGTATAGATCCATCCAGTTTCAGGTGTCCAACCTTCACGGTAAAAATATTCAACCATATTAGATTTATCAATGCACGATTTTTCCATTTCTATTTCCTCCAATTTTACTTTTATATTCAGAATGGGGAAGGAGATTTTTTACATCTCCTGCAACCATCTCGCATTATCAAAATCTAGCAGCCCACCAGCATCTAGTATTTCTTGGAGTGCCTTTTTCCCTCCCATTGGGGTATACGGTGCATCAATCATTGGTCTGCCCATTGCTCTTTTTAGGAAATTGATTGGGGCCAGATCTGCAGCGAAAGCGAAATATCCCAGCCCTTCCACATGGAAAGCATATCCTTTATTCATTTCAATATAACCTCTAGCTGTTCCGAATTTTTTACCCTCAATCTTTACTATTTTCAACTTGGCGTTAATTTCTAATGTTGTCATTTCAACCACTCCTTTTTTTATCTCTCAACCTTATGTGTTTATAGTACCATTTTTATGTAGACTTTGTCAACAATTAATTTATCAGGAAGGGGAGTTTCCTCCCCATGTTTTATCTAATTTGCATACTTGTGAATCACACTCAATAACTCACAATATTCCCCGCCATGAAGTTTATATAATCTGCTTTTATATACGGCCTCCCAGTTACCAGTATCCTTAGCATCCTGAATTCTTTTAACATCTGCTTGTGTCGTATAACTTTTATCATAAGATCTTCTTTTTTTAATCTCATCCAATATTATTTTCATTTCATTTTCCTCATTTCATTTTTTAAATTCTCCCGGCTCATTTATAATACCACACCATGTAGACATTGTCCACATTTTATTCAAACTCAATCCTTAAATTTGTATATCCAAGGTGCATATAAACTGATCGCTTATGATTTACCTTGCTCCTAGTACAATACATACATTTTCCATCTTTTCCGTCCAAATCTGTAAAATATAAAATAAACATTTCAGTTCCCCTTCGCTCTTAATATAGGTGCCATAGATCCTTTGCCCATTGGGTAGATGCACTCCATGTTGTCCCAGTTAGTAATCCTACGACTCGATGTAGAATCCTGCCCAATTCTTTTTATCGTAATGGATTTATCAGTTCTCCTAACAACCTCATAAACCCAAATGCATTCATAATCGCAAACTGATCTGCATGAATATTCTTGCCCAACTTCAAATCTTTGCATTTTTCATTACCTCCATATATTCTTGATAATCATTATTTTGTAAATCCTCAATGGTTTGATATTCCTCTTGCCCTTCTTTCAACATAATGCTAATGGTATCAATATTATTCATCTTAACTATTCTCTCATACGCTGCCAACCAACTATATTCATTAGCTATCAATGTAAAATTATATCCTCTTTCTTCCAACCACGCTTTGTATTCTTGTTCTTCTTCATAATTCATCCTCAACATCTCCTTTTATTTTTCTCAACCCCTATGCTCTATTATAACGTATTTGCAGACATTGTCCACATAAATATTAATAAATGGATCCCAGTTTTGGGCTGGGATCCATTTATTTATTACGCTTCTGCATTTCGCTTTTCAATCCAAGTATCAACTTGTTTCTCTGTCCATACTGGTCTATTCCCAATATAGGTCGCAGGGCTAGGGATGATGCCACGTTTCCAATAGGTATGGACTTTACGGCGATCCCATCCACCAATTCTTTTCCCGAACTCAGTCACTCCAAGCAATTTCGGGATACCCGCTATTTCCTTTTTCATTATATCTTCAATAGTTAATACCTTCATTATTTTTCCCTCCTATTCATTAACGGCAATAAATCTAAATGTTTTTTTCTCAAAATAATGGTGTATACATTCATCAACAACCATTTCCACATTCCCTTTTATATCCCTAATGTCTCCAAATATTCTGTCATGTTCCGACTTATTAACTTCTGCAACATGTTCCAATGCCTTTAATATCTGAGTATTTTCCTTGACTTGGATTTCTAAACTATCAAATCTAGATTCTAATCCATCAAACCTAGATTCTAAGCTATCAAAACGAGAATTCAATTTTTCAAATTGTACTAATACTAATTCCTGAAATTTTTCGTTATCCATTTTTTATCCCCCTATACATCTCACATTTTCTTTTTGCATACATTTCAATCAGATCATTATTAAAATCTACCAATTCTTTATTCCATGCTTTTACTATAGAAATCTCATTATCAATGCTATCAAATCTTTGATCCATCTGTTCAAATCTTTTATCAATAACCAAAAACCTTTTATTCATCTGTGTTAATAGATTTAATACTAATTCTTGGAATTCATTATTTTCCATATATACACTATTCCCCTTTAACTATTTCCGTGAAGTCACTCCAATCCTCTACCTTAAATGCTCTTATATCCCTAACTGACTTCTTGAACCAATCTATTTTTTGCAATTTATTTATCGCTTTATATACATTCGTTAAATTATTCTGGTCACTAGAAATATACAGACTCCCTTGTGTCCATGTAAATCCAATCGCCTCTAATTCTTGTCTCACTTCAAGATAGGCATTGCCATATGATTCACCATAATGTTTTTTTAATTCGTCTGTTTTCATATCAAATGCTATCGCATACAATAGCCTCAACCTCCTTGAGCATTATTTTCTTAATTCAAATGTACCATTTATTGTTTACTATGTCAACAGGATATTATTGCCACGCAGCTATTCAATATCTTCTGCCCAGCTATCTATCTTTTCAAATGCCAGAATTTTTTCGTCATCAAATCCAGCACCTTCCAATAATCTATATTCACCTATGATCTCTTGCCCGAACTGCCCCAATATTGCTTGTAAGCTGAATGTCCGTGCTATCCTGCCCCTACCATCCCCCACCTCGGATAACTTTACCCCTCGCTTTGTTACCTTCACATAAAACCGTTTCTTATCCTTAGAGAAGCCCACATTAATTCTGATCTCTTCCCTATCTGCTTCATCTAGATCCTTTATCAGCCTAAGCACGACATACCCCGGGAGGTAGCCGATCTTTTTCCTAAGCTTTACCACATCCAAATGCTTCGCCCATGTTATTAATTCTTTGGTGTATGGCTCCATTTATTCACCCCATCTTTGTAAATAAAATTTCAATTTCTGAAATTTTATAATACTCACCATTATAATAAGATTTAGCATTATTTCTTTTTAATAATCTCTTAACATCCCATGCACCCATGCTAAAATAATGCTTTATATTATTTGCATGAATATATGTTTTATTTGATGGCAGATATGATGAATTGAGGATCGGCGATAATTCCACAATATAAAATGCTTCCCTTTCATCTAATTCATTAACATCAACTTCTATATATGAAAAGCTATCAAAATCCTTGTCCCTATGTCCATAAATTCTTGATACTCCAAACTTGCTTTGGCCTACATAGATTATCTTGTTATCCTTAATCAGAAAATAGATCATCGGTTTTTTATTAATATTTTGTTTTTTATCCAAAATATAATTTACCAATTTCATCCACCTTACTTTTATTATTAATAAGATATATAAACTTTGTATAGGTGTATTTTGTATAGGTGTATTTTGTGGGTTCAAATTCTGCACCCCCCCAGTATAGAATCTGCACCCCCCCAGTGCAAAATCTGCACCCCCTGTTGATAACTATCTATTTCCTTTCATCCATCATTTCGTTAAATAATTTATCTGGACTCAGCATACCTTCCGCAACCATTCTTTCCATTTCCTCTGTGTCATCGTTATATAAAAAATACATAACTTTTTCAAATCCCGGTTTTCCAGCCTTAACTTTCCATATATAACCATTCTCTTCTAACCACTTCATTCCCGATAAAACGCTATTCTTGCTTAATTTTGTTAGACTTATAAGCTGAGACATTGCCAACCAATCACCAATTTTTCCCCAACCCCATGTTTTTCTGACTAATATCAAATAACATTTAATAGCAGCAAGATTAGTCATTTTTGGGATATATATATCAAAAACAACATTTGGGACTTCGGTATAATTTTTCTGTGGTTTTGGTAATCTAAACATCTTATTTTTCTCCTTTAATTAAAAAAGCCACCTTAGCACAAGCCAGATAGCAGAAGATCCATAAAATGTCATTGATACCTTGTACTATTACATGGTACAATGGGCATAATGTTATAGGAATCTCTGCACTATTTTGGGTAGTGCTAAGACGAGAAAACCTTCAAGGACTGAGAATCCTTGGAGGTTTTTGCTTTATTCATTTTTGCCATTATATCACAATCATGGGACGAGTTGAGTTTTATTTTTCTCCTTCAACGCTTTCTGGATATAAATCCAATATTCCTTTGATACCACGATAACATTCCCATAATTAGATTCCACTTCAAGTGGCTCATTGGATCTTATAACCTCATTTATTTTTCCGAAAAAGTTATCTCTGAACTCAGCTACTGCAATTTTCTCCATCTTCTTTTACTCCTTTACTCTTTTACCCCTTTATCTTAACTGCTGCAAAAATCATCCTATTAACCCCAATAACCTTTCCTAAAACTTCATGATGTTCATCTTCAAAATGAGTAGGTTCTTTGTATCCCTGTTCCCTAGCAATTTTTGTATCTTCAAATACATCCTCAATTTTCACTGTCAGAAATCTTGGTGTTTTAATATAATCGCCTTTTTTCATTTCTTTTAAGTTCCCTCCTTTTATGGATTACATAAAATCTCGTCATGGTGCCCACAATTCCTGAAAATAATATTTTCTTTTCCATCTATACTAAATGTAATTCTAATATCCATATTTCCACTAATCTCATAAACTCCTCGATACCCTTTGACCTTTTTAAATCTCAAACTATTTGGCAATGGTTCAGAAAACAACTGGACTATCGCCTTATTTATTACCTTTTGTATTGCTCTATCTAATTTCATATATTGTTTTGTGAAATAATTAGTTCTCTGCAAATCTTTAAACATCTGATTTTAACCCATCTAAATGTTTCATTAAATTTTCTAGATCCATCGGTTTACTGACTCTTCCCAACCTGATATCTTCATCAGCCTCACGTTCTCCATCTTGCCATTCTTTTGTCCAGAACCATGCTTGGCTTTTATCAATAACTAGAACTGGTGTAATAATTATCTTTCCATCTTGGACGATAATTTCCAAATTATCCCCTTTCTTTATCTCTAACTCTGCTACAACTTCTTTTGGTAAAGTTATTTGGGATTTCTCCCTGAGTGTCAGAATCATTTCCTTCCCCACTTTCCTACATTCCAACTTTCCTACATTTGCATTGTACTATGATTATGATTACTTTGTCAACATGTAAGCAAAAGAAAAGGGCCGGATGTTTATCCGGCCTATTTACTTTCCATTCCCATTCCTTGCGACTTCAATTGTTGACTTACTGGAAGAATATAAACCACTAGCTGATAATCCAGTAATAATCCCAAGTAATACAGCCATTGGTATATCCTCCTGTGAACTAGGCATGAAAAAATAGGATACTAAAATACCCAACACTATATTTGATACTGGGTAATACTTTTTATCCATCCCTAGACTTTTAAATACTTGGGTTATAACTATAATGATAGGGATGAAAAAAGACATCAATTGCCAATCATTTGCATTAATAAAAATTTCCATATAGGCCATCCTCCTATGGACAAAGAGTAGGCTGCACAACATCAAATGTTCTACTAGAAGTGAAAACATTTCCAGATGGATAACCAATTCTTACCTCGAATTTATAGACTCCAGTTGTCGGTAAATCGCCAGAAGCTACTTGATATGCTACTTTACCACCAGTAGTATTATAAAACATCATGGTATGACTAGTTAATGATTGACCATCATAAATGCATAATGAAGCAGTAGTTGCTCCCGATAAATCAACGACTGCATCTGAGGGATCAACAATAGTAAAGATTAATAATGCTCCTATGTCATCTACTTTCACTCATGTTTCACCTCAACTTCTCTCTATCACGACTTGATGATTAATTTCATTAAATATTTTGATAGTATAATTAATCTTAATATTTATGATCATCGTATTTGGAATTGGTACTGTAAATATAGATACTGCTGGATCAACATGGATTAATTTACCTATCATAATCGTTGGATTAGAGACACTAAATATTGCAATTGCTGGCGTTGGATAAAGTACATAATCTACAGTGATTCCATTAGCTGAGAAATTAGCTACTGCTGGCGTTGGATAAAGTATATAATCTACAGTGATTCCATTAGTTGAGAATGTTGCAGTTGCTGCATCAGGATATATACTTAAAGTGATGCCTATCCCATTAGCACTGAAAGTTGCCACTGCTGGCGATGGATAAATAATAAAATCAGCAGTGATTTCATTCGTGCTAAAAGTTGCTACTGCTGGCGTTGGATATATTACTAAATTTATATCTACATCTTGAGCAGAAAAGATTATTACTGCTGGAGTTGGGTTGATTATTGATATAAGTGTTGGAGGTGGAAGAGATAATGTGATAACACTTTCTGTTGCATGTTGAGTTAATCTTATTGTTGGAGTTGCAACGACAAAATTAATAATCGTTGGCATAGCTGTTATGGTCATATTTACCTGAATAGAATTCGTGCTAAAATTAGTTACTGCTGGTGATGGATGAATTGTTTGAACATTTCTTACTCCATTTGATGTGAATGTTCCAATCGCCGAATCTGGATAAATTATTAAGTTATTTTTTACTGAATTTGCAGTAATATTTATCACTGTTGGCGTAGGATAAATTTTAGTTATCGTAACCAATGGACTTTGAGCTGATACATTAATGATCTCCGTAGTCGGCTGATATGAAATAGATGTTCTGACTGATCCATTAATTGTTCCATTATTAGATAATGTGGTAGCATTATAGGCTACTGTCCCACTCTGTTCATTCAATTTCCAATAACCTTGTAAACCAGAAGTTCCGGGATTGATTTCGCCTAACATGAAATCCTGAATTTGAGTTTGGGTTCGTGCTATACTCCACAACCTAACTTCATCAATTACGCCCTTGAATCCAAAATTTACTGGGCCACCATTTTCCCATATTGCAAAAAATAGATCCGTGGAACTATTTATGATTATAGTTCCGGTAGCTGGTGTAGTAACTCCTACTGCACCATCAATATATAAGATAATATTTGCTCCATTATACGTTATTGCAATATGATGAATTTCAGATATTGTCCAAGCGGAAATATTGTATATCTGGAGGACTCCACCAGTTACACTTGTAACAAAAGTAGATCTTAATTCCCCACCATTATTAGGTAGTGTAAATTGATCTAATGTTCCTCTTTTGTACATTGTTCGTGGTGATCCTGCTGGCTGAGCTGATGGAACGGCATCTAGCCTTATGCGATATTCAATCGTTATTGCAGCAGTTGGCTCAATAGATGTTGATCTTGGAACTTGAATATAATTACTAGTTGTACCATTAAATTTATAGGAATAATAAGTCTTTGGTGCAACATTGAAAACTTGGCGTGGATTGGGAGCTGTGATACTTATGGTAGCTGGACTAGGTTGAATCGTTACAGTCCCTAATATTATCGTTGGATTTTGGGCTGAAAAATTAATAACAACAGGATCTGGTAACACAAGGGAATTAGCAACCGATGGGCTTTGAGCAGATATAGCTATTATTTCTGCCTCTGGTTGATACGATATAGACGTTCTAACAACCGTTCCATTTATATCTCCATCATTGGTTGGAGTATTTGCACTAAATGCTATGGTTCCAGAATCTTCATTTAATTTCCAATATCCAACTAGTCCAGAAGTTCCGGGATCTACTTCACCTAACATATTGGCAGATATTTGGGGTTGAGTCCGGGCAGTGCTCCAAATTCTTACTTCATCAATCATGCCTTTAAATGCAAAACTCACTGGGCCACCAGTTTCATAACCACTAAAAAATAAATCGGTGGTGTTATCTGTGCTTATAGTTCCAGTTGCTGGAGAGGTATTTACTGCAACACCATCAATATATTGGATGATATTTGTGCCGTCATAAGTTATGGCTACATGATGAATTTCCGAAGTTGTCCACGTTGATATATCTGCAATTTGAAGAACTCCACCTGTTCCATTTGTTGAAAAAACTGATCTAAGCTGACCGCCATCATTGGGCAAAGTGAAAACATCTAGTGTTGTCCTTTTATAAATTACTCTTGGAGATCCTGTTGGTTGTGCTGCAGTAAGAGCATCTAGCCTCATTCTCCATTCATAGGTTATCGCTGCACTTGGCTCAATAGACGTTGATCTTGGAACTTGGATGTAATTCGTATTTACACCATTAAATTTATAGGAATAATAAGTTTTTGGTGCGACATTGAAAACTTGGCGTGGATTGGGAGCAGTTATGGAAATACTTACGGCAGAAGGATTAATTGTTGCCATATTCTTCCTCCTTTCCTCAAAGATATAAAACCCACGATTTTAAATATCGTGGGTTTTATTTATCGAAAAATACTAAGCTACTTATCTTACGTAGGTACATATTTCGCATTGAGTGCAATCCATCTTAGAAAAATTCTTGGGTATGAATGTATTAATCGATGCAAGAGAATCGCAATAGCTTTGACATTCTGAACTTGTTGCAAATGGATTTCCACTCACAACAACCATATCTGCTGAATCACAATATATTTGGCATCTTGAACTACTCGAAAATGCATCTCCACTTATATACCACCAATTAAAAATTACTTGAATTCTGAGATCACTAACAACTTCATCCATTGTACAAATATCATTTATTCTCATACAAGGTGTGCATCCAGCACTTGACCTATGATAACTACCAGAATGTCCATTGCTTATCAATTCTCCAATTACAACCTCGCACTCACCAATAGTTTTATATGATGCTTGAGTTTGTGCAAGCCAAAGATTAGCCAATTTTTCTCCCTTCTTTCAGAATTGATTAGGCCATTTGTGACCGTAGTCGGCGATTAGTTCCGGTGGGCATGGGCCGACTAAGGATATAAATTTATCTACATCATCTTTAGTTATGGTAATACGCATTCCTTGACCAGAAATTTTATTACTTTTGGTTATCGTGGAATGAATTCCCAAATTACTAAGACCTTTAACAAGTATTTCCTGATCTTTCAAAGGGAAATAATTGGTGTACAAAGTTAGTCTAGTTCGGTATTTTTCTTCAGTTCTACTACCATCGCCAAGATACCAATGCAATAACATCCTCGGAGTTAAAACTAAATCTGCTGGCACACGCTTTTTTGGCTTGTACCAGCGTTTTTTCATCTCTCCTAAGATTGGAATATGGACGCTCCTGAATTGATATAATTCCGAAGCATTCATTTTTGAACCTTTATTTATTCCACCTGACATAATTTTTTCCTCCGCAGGACGAATACCCATGGGACTTGTTGGTAATCCATTTAATTTAAATTCTTCCTTCAACCATTCCATATGATTTAAAGAAATAGAACCATGACCATAACCAGCAGAAAGCTTACTCGGAGTAAATATTAAACTACCATCTCCCAATAAATTACCTTCAAGTATCTCTCTTAATGGTTCCGTAATTTCAATAAATTGATTTTCACCAAGACAAGCACGTTGTCGTCCAAGACTGTGGGAAATTTCAAAACCATTTTGTTTAAGATACTTACTAATAACTTCCCGATCTGTTCCAACTTCTTTTGATATTGCCCTGAGTGATAAACCTTTGTTATGGTATTCAATTATTTCCTGAATTTTTTCTGGTGACAGAACTTTTGCCATATTAACTCCCCCTCTGTCACCCATTGTACTCCACCAATGGATACAATTCAAGTTGGAATTTTAGGTAAGATCAATTATACCGGCTGTACTCCAGCTTATAGTTAGATCTCCACCATTTGTTACGACTGGGAAGCCACTATCAATATAACAAATCAAGGTAGTCCCAGTATCACTAGTAGTAGATCCAGCACCACCCTCTCTGATTAATATAGCTGATCCAGCAGTTCCAGCATCAATTCCTGTCCAAGTTATATCTGTGGCATCAAATACAGCCCTGTTATTAGTATTATCTTGGGTGAGCGTTTTGGATGCTAATGTCTTTCTTCCTGTAGATGCACCAATACCATTGTCATACCCTGTACCATTTAATTCATAGGATTCTGGATCTGCTGTTGTCCCAAAAGAAAAGGTATTATGATCTGGATTAACCGTGTAGCCAGTTGAGATTAGAGCGACTTTAACGGTATCCGAGAGTAGATCAATATGATCCAATTGACCACTAGATGGAGCAACCGCGAACTTTTTAAATCTGTTATACACTGTGTTTGCCATTTTTTAAAACCCCTTTCAAAATAATAATAATAATTTAGACATTGGTAACTGTTGGTACTGGTAACGTGAAATTAATTACCGCTGAATCAGGATGGTAAGATATAACTTCTCTTGTTGTTCCATTTATTACACCATCATTAGTGCCATTATTAAGGGCATTAAAAGCAGTCACTCCACTAATCTCATCTAATTTCCAATATCCAACTAGGTTGCTTGAATTAGGATCTACTGAACCCATCATATTGGCTGAAATTTGAGGTTGACTTCTAGCCACATCCCAAATACGTACTTCATCAATGAATCCTTCATAGCCAAGGAAAACTGGGCCACCATTTTCATATATCCCAAAATACAGATCGCGTGTATTATGTGATATAGTTCCAACTATTGGAGTTGTAACTCGGGCTACTCCATCAACATAAAATATGACATTAGCCCCATCATATGTGGTAGCTAAATGATGGATAATATTCGTATCCCAGCTGGTAATATTAAAAATTTGCTCTATCACCGTAACCCCAACAACAAGTCTTGAAACCACTGTACCTTGTGTAGCTCGCGTAAAATATTCATATCCTATTGCAAAAGTATCGGAATATTTATGGATGATTCTTGGGGTTGCTGTTGCTTGTAATCCAACAATGGTATTCAATCTAGTCCGACATTCTACTGTAATTGCTGCCGTTGGCTCAATGGTCGTAGTTCTAGGAATTTGGATGTAATCAGTATTTGAACCATCAAAATTATAACCATAGTAGACCTTTTGTGCGACATTAATTACTATAGGGTTGAGTGTTTCTGCTGAAAAATTTAATAAATTTGATGCAGGCCCAAGTGTAATATGCGTATTATCAGATTCATACCACACCCAATTGAAATCAACGACCTGTGCCGTGAGTGATCCATTAGTTATCCTAATGGCATAACTCATCTCTTGGTCTAGGATAAATTCCGGTTCCGCTTGATTCCATTCAAGCAATGGAATAAGGAAAATATCTTCAAGGATTGTTCCCACGCCAGTTAGTGTTGAATCAGTATATATTTCGATAGTTGGAACAACATTACTTGAATATTTACTGTTAAACACTGGGGAAGTTGTTACCCCTATGGCGAATGTCGCATTTTCATTAACCGTGATACTAATCAATGGTGCATACGTTATGATATGCCTACATGTTAAATGGACAAACTTATCTTTTCCTACTACAATTTGAAGATCTAGTGTGCTAGAACCGGGTATTGTTATTTGTTTTACCCAACTAAAAGTTGAACCAGAAAATAAAAATTGGAGTTCATAAATAGTTGGGCGTGATACTCCTAGATACCCACCATTCAAATTCAATAAAATTCACCTCTAATCTAACAAAGGAATTTAATTTCTAAAAACAAATTTTAATTACTTGATTCATACCAAACAAATGTAAAATCTGCTGGCGTTGCTCCACCAGAATTTGCAATTGTCATCAGGTAACTAGTATTTGTCTTTAATATTATTTCAGGTGCCAATTGAACACTAGCAGTATTTGCAACAAGCTTTATGGTTTCAAGATTAATCGGTGCCGTTGCTCCACCAGTGGAAGTAGTTGGTGCGGTATTAATCGCAGCAGTAACTGCCGTATCATTAATTCGATTTACGTTAGTTATGCCTGTAGCAAGTATCCCATCTGCCTTTATGCCATTTTCATTAAATATAAAACTCAACCCTGTACTTGCAGTCTGTAAATTCCTAGCTATTAGATGAACTATTTTCCCAGTGCTAGTTTTTAACTGAAAATTAGTATTGCCATTTGGAAATGATTGCTGATATTGCCACTTAAACATAGCACCAGCAAAAACAAATTGTGCGGTATAAGGAGTATCCCTAAATGGAGTTAGACTTAATCCACCTATCATTTTTAAATAGCACCCCCCTCCTCTTAATTATCCGATTCATACCACACGAATCCAAAATCAATCACAGCATCTACGGCTCCTGAATTAGTAATCTTCATAATATAATCCGTATCACTTTTTAAAATTATTTCCGGTGACTCTTGTACGAATGGACTCCCTGAAACCAAAAGAACATCATCAATGATCGTTCCACTTGTCGCACTTGGATTCGTATAAATTTTAAATGCCGAAGTAGAATTAACATTTCTATTCACATTAAAAAATGCAAGTGCAGATGTCCCTTGTACACTGATAACAGAATCTTGAATAAACTGAAAGACTAAAGCCGTACTGGATGTCAGCAATGTCCTATTTATGAAATGAATAATTTGAGTTGGTGGAGTTTTTAATTGATAGTTTGTATTTCCGGGTACAAATGTTGAACTATATTGCCATTCATACATTTTTCCAGCAAATGCAAACTGCAGATTGTATGGAGTATGTCGAAAAGAAGTTAGACTGAACATTATTACTTATCAACTCCTTTCCTTTTAACTTTTAATTTCAATGACATGTGGACTTACTGTGCCAGTAAATGCAATTGCATAAACCTTTTGACTTTTAGTTGGATCTAATCTAATTGTCGCTGATGTTCCAGAATCAACTAAAAATCCATCTACCGTATTAAGACTTGTTGTGTTTTTTATAAAAAATAATCCCGAGGTATCATTTTCTATAAACAGAGTATGCCTCTCACTTAATGTAGTGGTACCAGATTTTAATTCTGTGACTGCTGTGGTAGTTAACGCTACTGTGCCTATTCTAGTTCCAGATCCCCAACATTCATTATCTAAGATAGTCCCATAACCCCTATGATTCGCTGGTGCTGGTGGAGTAAAAGGCATTCCAAAAACCTCCTTCTCTTTAAAATTTATCTAACCATCGGCATCCAATACCGATGGCACTTGCTCCCGATGAAAACGCTGTAAAAGAAAGTGTTTCACCCGGTAAAGACAACATGATGTAATCAGACATATCAATACTTTGGCTACCAGTTTTTCCTAATTTAATTGGAAAAACCAAAGTTCCACCACTTACACTTGTGGCTGCAATATCATAGATACTTGTTACAGCACCACCTCCAGTGGCAGCACTAATTGTGTCATACGAAGAAACTCCAACTTGAAATGAAACAGTGACTTCATCCAACTTTGATCCAGTTATAGTATCTCCAAATACTGAATACTGAGGCCCTTTTTTGGATGCATCTCGTAATACTTGCCCATTATATATAGCTTCTGAAGCATTCCTATGATTTTGTGGAGGTACAAATGCTGTCACTTTCAATCCCTCCTTTTTAAAACTGTAATCGTTTAATCCTTAATCTTGTCATTCTCTCTGAGGAATTTATAGTTGTCGCAAGAGATGCGAATCCAACAAGTCTAACCGTAGAACCTGACTCTATATACATAGTAACGGATCCATTAGTCATACTGTCACTCTCCATTGCATTATGATAACTTAATGCTGCTCTGTTAATACCATTGATTTCCACAAAGTGTTCTACTAAACCACCAGTTATTCCTGCTCCCCACCTAACAGCACAATCAATATGATATATCCCATTACGTCTAGGACGGAATATTCCATTTGCTGTACTCCACTCACGAAGGGGATCATTTATTTTTTGGGCTGATGTAACCCCTGATGGATCAAATTGAGTTGATAATTTTTTCAGATTGAGTGCGAATGATGTCCCTGCTGGTGCCACTTGTTTGGAACTTGGATATGTTTGAATATATGTGTTCCTATTGAAATATCCAAAAGCACCATTTTGAGCACCCCATAAAGCTGATTCAGGTTGATATGATACTGGTTGTTCGGTAGGAGTTAATTGAACCGCATCCACCAAATACCTCATATTTGGATTAGCACTACTCTGAGTCATCGAAACCTCTAGATATACTGTACTCGTCGGGAGATTCCTTATATTTGGAATAGCTACTCTTGTCCATTTATACCAATTTGCCGATGTTGCCAATAAATCATAATCCGCAATCCCTACCCTAGATATCCTATGTGCAATTCCTCCTATGAAATCCATCGCCCATACTTCTAATCTTGCTTTTCCATCAACAGTAGTCCCCGGGAAAGAAGATATATAAGCACTATAAGAATACGGCCCATTTAACTCAATTGTCTCATTTATGAACGCTAACTGTTTTGGATTCCTCCTACTACTTCCAACTACAAGAGCTTGGAAATCATTCGGTGTCCTATTTTCCTGTGTCATTCCAGCAAGGCCATTCAGTAATTCTGATGTAAATCTTGGTGCTGGTGTTACTGCTGTGGTCATTGTGCTAGGTGATGTCGTGTTACCCCAATACCATGTATTGATATTGGTATTCAACGGTCTAGCTACCGCATATGTTCCTTCTGCGTCAGGTGTTGATTCTGTTGATCTCATTAACTCAAAACTATGATCCTTAACCATATTTCCAGAATACGCATTTTCTTCCCATACACCTTGACGGTTATCAAACTTGAATTTATGCTCTTGAATCTTAGCACCATCTGTAAATGTTATCTTTCTTGTCTGGTTTTGAAGGGTAATTTGCGTCTGTTCAGGTTCCGAATAATTATAGGTTATCTCTTGAATCCTAGTCGTAAATTCAATATCTGGATTTATTAAATGATCAATAACATTTACGACATCACCCAATCGTGCTGCCTCAAATCCATGACCAGTTAGAATTTCCAGATCAAGTGCTGTCATTTTATACTCAAGGCGTGGAGAATTATTACTCTGTAATGCACTCCATGTTTCCTCTAATAATAATTCTGGATCATTTTGATCTGGATTAGAATAGAATCCCAACCTATTCCTTGTTCCATTTGATCTTCCATATGCTGCCTTTGCTACTGGATCCTCAACATAAGTTTGCGTTATTGGTTTATCCGCAGGATCTCCACCTATTGTTGTCCACAATACATTGCCAAAATCCAACCGTCTAATGCCGCCGGGAATTTCTTGAGCTTTTCCATATCCGTATAATGCTGTTTTCAGCTCATAAGTTTCCACATTTCTTTCAAGACTAACAATATCCTTGCTATATTCAAACCGTTTTCCATTATCAGATCCAACTTGTGAAACAAGGTCAATAAAACGCCCTGAAATGGAACCATTTGCTGTTAATGTTACCCTGAATTGCCATTCCAATCCGAACACCTGAGTTAATGCATATATCGCTTCTGTTTTACTACTTAATTCTGCCTTTATGGATTCAGTTCCAGTTGTTGCTATAGACCCAGCCACCCACCTTGAAGTAGTACCAAATGCTAATATTGCTGCTAATGTTGCAGTTGCATCTTGTTCCGAAACTATCAAATAACTGATAAACTCATCATTCATCTCTGTTATAAATTGATGTTCACAAGTAACTTTCTTGATAACTTCATCGCCATGTTCTTCTGCCATTTTGACTATTTCAAAGAGTTGAACTGCTTCATCTTTATCCTTAAATGCCACCAAATTACCTTCAATAACAAATTCGGAATCTGGATGATCCCCCGGTACTGTAAAAGTAAATGTATTTTCCGCATTAATCTGAACATAATGCAAGGCATCCCAAAATGGGCATGGGCCATAAACTACATCATTTAAAACAGCCAGAACATATTCTGTTTGACCATCAAGAATTGTTAAATCCATAATCTAACACTTCCCCTTTTCTTAAAGCCAACGCGGAGTATATTCCAACGTGATTATTGCAGCTGTATCATTTGATAGGAAATAATGATCTCCTGTTAATACTGGGAATTGAGACTGAGCACTAACGAATTGCATAATACTCTCCGTTGTAAGGAAAAAATTATTAGCATAAGAGCCACTTGTATTTATTTGGAATGCATCATACGTCGATCCTGTTGTTAATATTTCAAATCTACTTGTCGTGGGATAAATATCTAATCGAAGATATGTTGATGCCAATGTTTGGTGGAATGTAATGACTGGATAACCATAAGCAGATCCCTCATTTGATACTAAAGTTCCATATAGAGTTTCATCCCAAGTATATTTAACTGATGCTTTTGTATCCTTGATCAATGGTTTTCTAAGTTTCCACGAATCATCAATATCCGTATCATTTCTGATAATCTGACTAAATCTCACATCTTCATAACAAGCATTGACCCTATATGCTGTACTATTTGAAACCGAACCCACCCAAGCAGTTGAAAATGCTGTCATCTTCGGTGGCCTTATTGATGTCGCAGAAGTAATCTGATACGAAGTATTATTTTCAAGATCAACCAATGTCACTTTCATTAATCCAGTTACTGCCGATCCCGTCAGATACCATCGTGCAGCTAAATAATATGGTCTACCAACTACCAGATCTACACCTATATCTAGATCAACTACTTTTTGTTGCAGACCAGTATTAGATATTTCAAATCTTACAACATCTTCACCAGATCCAAACCCAGTTCCATGTGATACAGCAATCCTGTCTATTGTCGGCCCTGCTGAAAAAAGACCCCAATCAAAGAATGCTCCGAACGTGGATGGTTGGCTTACTTTCTTGAAAAACATATCAATGGAACCTTGTTGACCATTGAGTTTATTCGTAGGTTTTACTTTTAAGAATTCAACAGCCCTTGTTTGTCCACCCTTCATCCAACTTGACGAATATGCCTTACGTTCCAATTGCAACGCATCAAAATACACTTCCACACTTTGCTGGGAAGTTGTCAATATTTTTAAAACAACAGTTGTCGTTCCTGCTGCAGCCGTAAATGAAAGTTCAAGCCGTTGATATGCATTCCAATCCAATACCAAAGATGAACTATCAGTAGTCGTTGCTCCACCATTATTTTCTAAACTCTGGAGTTTTACCATACCTTGTCCTCTTAAATAAACGCTAAACGTATAACTAAGCCCAGCAGTTATCGCAACAGCTACAATGGACGTTCCTTCAATTGCAGTAACCCCGGGAGTTCTCAGTTTCAATGTCTCCGAATCAATAAGTCCATATGCTCTCACATCATTCAAGGTTGTACCTGTTCCAATGGTCGTAAATTGGCTAGTTCCACTTGCTACAGAAGTTATTGCTGTGAGCATATTAGTAGTGTGTTCTTCAACATAAATTCCTTTATTATAAGCACAATCCTCAAATCTTGGTGCATTAGTACCCTTCTCAACAAATCCAAGTCCTGTCATATCTCTTGTATAAGCACTTGATGCCCTAATGAATGTTGCGGGTGCTTCTTGTGAAATAACATGAGTCAACGAACTTGTGGAATGGGAAACTCCATCTGGAACCAAGAATATTAGCGTCACTTTCCCAAATGAAAGTAATTGGTCGAACTTAGTCTCACTAGATAAAACTGCATAATATAATCTATCTGTTTCATCATCCACTATCAATTCCTGCAATCCACCTTTAGGATCCAAGAAATTTGCAATCTTTTCAATTGTCTTTCTCAAATTAGGTTGATCTGAATCCTTAACCGTTATCTCGAAATCAACGGTTTTACTACTCAAATCATTCCTATAAAAATAAATACCGTCCCTATTCGGCACGGTTGCAGATCTCGTATTAATCGGTGGTGAAACATTCCGTTTAACTTTATTGATAATAATATCTTTATATTCTGACCTTATACCTCCAAACGAAAAACTAAATGCCACTAATAATCCCTCCTTTCTTTATTAAGGAGTAACCCCTCTAGCCCTTAATTGATTTTGTTGAAGTCTGAATAATTCTTTCGCTATCTCAGCGATATCAGTTTCTTTTCTAACATACACATTTTCCACCACAACAGGCGAATATGTCATTTCTGGTTGAGTCCCAGCAACGCTATTCGGTGTTGTTGTTCCAGTTGGTGCCGACATCGCCGGATATGCCGTACCTGTATCCCCTGAAATAACAGTCGGAACACCAACTGATGCTATCCGTGATGTTGCCGTGCTAGTTGTCATACTTCGAGTTGCTGCCGTTGATCCACTTGATATCTCGGATGCTATTGTACTGAAATTACTTGATTGTGCTGCTTTTGTTGCACCTTTTATTTCCTTACTAAGTTTTGAAACATGTTGAGTAACTGCTACCCAATCTGCATTACTTTCCTTTGCCTTTGCAGACGCATCCTTGATCGCTTGACCAAAATTCTCATATTGAAGTTTTGCATCATATAATGCTGTTTCAGTATCAAGGAATTCTTTTGTATTGGTCTGCCCTGCTTTTGATAATGCATTCAACTTATTGGTTAAATCATTTACTTTTAGTGCAGCAATTCTTTGCTGTGCTCCTATGACCTCAATAGATTTTCCTAAATATATGGTGCTATCAGTAGCAAGACCATTTTGAAGTCTAAATATTTCTAACTGTTTTCCTAAGATATCTATTTGATGATCAAAATAATCCAGAGCTGTTAATGCTATTTCTGTGGCACTACTGAATTCTTTAATTGCTCCTGTAGTATCAGTTACAGTATTTCCCAATTTTTTGGCATCATCTGCAGCCTTTTGGAGTGAATTACCATAATCATTTGTCGCAGGAGTTGCCAACCCACTAATTCCACCAGTTACACTAGAAACAATACCTTTTACTTGGTTGATAACATTATTTGTCAATGCTGACCAGTTTTGAGATATAACTGCTTGGGCATTCCCAATTGACATTTGTGCATTTGAAAATGATACTTCTGCAGAACCAAGGGCATTGCTTAATCCTGATCCAAACGAATAAACAGAACGTCTAGCTGCATAAAAACCATTCGCAATCGCTGCCAATGGCCCACCAAAACTTCCTAATCTATCAATAGTTGGTTGAATAATATCCAACATTCTATTAAATGCATTGTACATTACTGTTACGAGGCCCAACATTGTCCTTTTAGCATCTGCATACATAGCAGAAAAACCAGCAACGATTAATGCTGGTAATGCTTGAAATACTTTTGATATAGAACTCCAATTAGTAGCAACGATATAGGCAAGTGCTGCAAACGCTGCTGCTGCCCCTGCAATTAAAGCAAACTTCAAAGATACTCCATTCAATACCAATGCTAAAGCTGTCATTCCACCGATTACAGCTACTAATGTCGGAACAAAATACCCACCTAATTTAGCTGTTGCACCCTGTACTGCTGCCGTTATCTTATCCCAATTAGTGGCTATTAAATAAGCAACATATCCGAATATTGCTCCCTTGATAATTGCTGGTAATAGAGCTAAAACAAATCTCCCGATCCACATTACAGCAAGGCCAATTGCTGGAACGAGTGCCCCCGCTATTGCTCCTGTTACAACGAATATCATAGCTAGAACTTGTGGTGGTATCATTTGTTTAATCGCTGCCGACATACTACCAGTTTTCTCTGCCAACTCTATTACATTTTTAGTTAATTCTCTCAGATAACCAGTAAACTCGATTAATCCCCCTATGGCAGATTTTATCCCTAATAAATCAATGAGCATCGCTCCAAAATTGATCATTATTTGTCCGACATTATCCTGCAAATTTGAAAACATTCCGAGTAAAGTCTTTGATTGTGCTTGCATTGATCCACCGAAACTATCAGCCATTCCTTTGAGCAAAGCACTTATTCCAGTTGCAGCATCAACCGTTCCCTTTGTAACTTGGGCCATTGCACCTTTGGTATCTGTGCCTATATTTTTAGCAAGTAATTTCCATACTGGTATCCCTGTCTCTGCTAATTGATTCATTTCCTCTGCTGATACCTTGCCCTTAGCATTCATCTGCCCTAATGCTCGGACAACCCTTGCTATTTCTACTTCCCCGCCACCCAATGCACCAACGGCATCCCCTATATTAGTCATCATTGGAATAATACTTTTTGCTTCAAATCCAAATGCTAATAATTGTTTCGATGATTTCTGCAATCCTATCAATGTAAACGGTGTATGTGCTGCGAAGTCTGCCATCTCAGCTAAGAATTCTTTAGCTTTTTTTGCACTTCCTAATAGCGTTGTAAACGCTACCATCGTTTGTTCCATATCCCCAGCCATCTTTATTGATGCTAATCCAAATGCACCAATAGCGATTGCAGCTGCACCAACCATTTTGGAAAAAGTTACGCTTGCTTCCTGAGCTGCCGTTGCACTTCCCGCAAATGAATTTAAAGCATTTTGTGCTTGGTTCATTCCATTTATAAACGCTGAAACCGATGCCGAAACAACAACATCAATTGTATCAATCAATCCCAAAATTCCTCACCTACTTTCTGGTGCGAATTTTAAAAAGATAACTCAACCACATTGATTGAGTTATTTTTGTCTTCTTGCTTTATCTTCCTCAATTTTCCGCATTTTTGCTTCATACGAATAAAAAGCATTCCATTCATAGAACTCTGCAGTTCCCATTCTCTCTCTTAATTCAGCTACGGTCATCCTAAGTTCTTTTGCTAAAATAAATTCAAATCTATATTCTCCATCAAGGACGAAATCGTTTCTCCGCTTCTTTTACAGCTAACTCCGTCAACCCCGAAATAGCTAAGATTTCATTCAAAACTGTATCTACTGCTTTTGCAGATTTACCCTGAATCTCCAAATAATCTTGTTCGGTGAAAACAGGATCAATAACACCATGAATAAACATTAGCAGCTCTAGTCGATCCGAATTGATTTCTTCGCCCAACACCGCTTCTTTTCTAAGTTGTTGTTGTTTCGCCTTACTGAACTCCCTAATTAAGACATCCCCACCCCACTCAGGAACATGAATTTCCTTTTCTTTAAGTGGAACGGATTTGATCTCACTTGCCGACAACCTACTTTTCTTCTCTTTCATAAAAAAACTTCCCCCCATAATTTTAATTAAACGGCTGTTGACCTTGAAACTGTTCCTGAAACTTGAAATGAAGCAGTAAATGTTGCTGCACTATCAATGGCAACAGGCACCTCATAACTCGTTAAGAAACAAGTCCCACTATATTTCGCATACATACCATTAACTGGTGCTGTTGTCCCGGGATAATACACGAAAGCAGCCGATGTTCCCAATATTCCAGATAGATATCTATTTGGTGTGGTAGAAAATATTCCCTCTATCGAAATAGTTGCATCCCTCAACCCCGCAACATATTCTTTCGAAGAACTGCAAAACACCGAAACCTCGACTGTATCTAATGTCCTCGGAAATGTTACACTCTTGATCCAACAATTTAAAAGTCTCTCGGTTCCACCAGAATCCGTAATGCTGAAACCAGAATTCTTCCCATGAACTGCATGGACTGGACTTGGGTAAGTCAGAAGTAGATCACTCAAACTTTCAGCAAAATTTAGATCAATATCTGCACCAGTTACACCATAGGCAGCACCCAATCCATTCAAATCACTTGAATATTGCCATGCATTCCAGAAATCATTTACATAATTTCCAAACGCAAGATAATCAAATGATGGATAAACCCCAGCACCAAAATTAGCTGCCAACCATAACGGTGCAATTAATCCCACTCCACCTTTGACAGAATGGACTAATTCATTAGGCACGGTTGCCATTGTGTCAATAGTATAATAGGCCGTATACAACATTACCTGTTTACCAGTTAATTGCCTGAACTTATTAACAAATGCTTCAATAAAATCATAACCCGAATCATTCGTAACTGCTGGATATATACTGCCAAATTGATTTTCAAAATCCAATACTGGCATTATATCTCCCCAATCAGAACCACCTAATTCATTGTCAATAAACGTCTTAAATAATATTGCCTCTGCTTCCGCATCTGCTACAGAAGTCAACCATCTTAAATTTGCAACATCATAGTAATTCATTCCTTTGAACCAATAAAACCCTACTGCTATTCCTGCAGCTCTTGCAGCTGCAATATTAACAGCAAGCATTTGGGCATCCTGTGAATAATGGGATGGTGCTGCATCTGCCGTTACGACCCATGCACCATCTGCTGAATCTGCATAGGTTCCAGTACCGACACTATTGACATCAAAAATCGTTTCCCAAACAACATCATCTGTACTATATTCAACGAGCAAATCATTGAATGTCCTACCTGTGACTTGTTTTAAAACGAAATATCTAATGTTGGTCGATGCAGTTAAATCAACTTTTACCCATTGTGCCGATCCACTTCCAATGGTAACAGAAGTCGCAAGACTTCCATCTGTAAAATTTGCCAATGCCCCAGCCGTAGGTGCAATCGAAGATGTTACAGTTTTTCCACCTGCTACCTCTGTCAAAGCAGTATTATAAACTTCTATTTCATTGAAAACATTATCTCCATTCACATCACTACCATTACAAGTAACCCGAATGTACCTAGCTGTATGGAAATCAAAACCATTCCCACCAGCTTTCAACCATACAAATCTTACCCCTGCACCATACATAGTTGCCCAATTGATAGGATATTGAGCACTTGCTACATCTGCACCCTGAACCAATCCAGCTTGATCCACCAAGCTGTACCATTGAAAATATCCCGCTGACTGAGTCACATCCCCCTCACCCTCCTCCCTTTAAAATATTAATATGAAAAACAATTATGCTGTCGTAGTCCTACTGACTGTACCCGATACTTGGAAAGCTGCTGTAAAAGTCGCTGCTGCATCTACGGCAGTCGGGATCTCATACGATGTCAAGAAACAAGTTCCAGTATATTTAGCATATTTCCCTGCTACTGGTGCTGTCGTCCCGGGATAAAAAGCAAATGCTGCAGAAGTGCCCAATATCCCATTCAAATACCCATCAACTGTGGTTGAAAATATTCCTTCCACACTTAATGTCGCATCTCTCAAACCAACGACATATTCCTTGGCTGAACTACAAAAAACCGATACTTCAACTGTATCAGCAGTTCTTGGGAATGTGACACTTTTGACCCAACAATTTAATAATCTTGGTGTTCCACCCGAATCTGTAATACTAAATCCCGCATTTTTACCATGTACTGCCAATGTAAACAACTCCTTCCAAAGTTATAATCTCTTAACTCCTGTATTAAAAGCTGCTGTCCCAGCTCCCGAAAATGTCCACGATGTACGAGTATATCGTTTGATATTAGTCCCTGTAGATGCTCTCTGTGCCGTTCTAACCGATGAAGCAAATGTCTGAACTGTTGCCCACGATGTTCCAGCAGATGAATGTTGAATATTAACCGTTACAGTTATACCACCAGTAATTCCATCTAATTGCAAATACGTCAATATCCCTCCTGTTGTTGCGACTAAATTATCGTATGCCGTACCAACGCCAGAACTTGCCCTTGTCTGGAATGCTATATGGGAGATAATATTATCTACTCCAAGTGTTGCTTGACCAGCAACCGTAACGCCAACTGCTCCATCTACAGGACTCATGATTTCATACGATGTTTGGTCAGTCTTTATTCCATAACCCGGTTGACCAACTCCCGATCTATTTGGATAATACGTCCATATACTAGTCGATGCTAAAGTCTGATTAAATACATAATCAGTTTCTAATGTGCTTCCCGCAAAAAATCCCTCAGCAGATATCGTGCCATCTCTTAATCCCACAATATAAGTTTTACTTTCTTGATTGAATGCACTTACATCTACCACATCTGCAGATTGTATTACTGAAAAACTTTTGAGATAAGTTGTCAAATCATATCCATTAATATACGTTCTTGCATTTTTACCATGATTAGCCAATTCATTACCTCCTCCCTCCTAAGTCGATATGGTTTTCATTACAGCAAAATTACACGCTACAAGATTGCGTGAATTTTCATCTATACCCAAACGAAATGGAGATTGTATTGCATTGACCCTAAGATAAAAACTTCCAGAATCTAAGCTAGAAGCCTTTATCGTTTGATTAGCTATTCCAATCAAAACCCTGAAAGCACTTTCTGCTTTATTTCTAGCGAATTGATATTCGGTTGATCTGGAAATAATCTGAATTCTTGGGTTCTCCCATGCTGCAACATTAGTCGATCCGAATGTATCCTGTGGTCTCTCTCCACCAGTTTCATAAATAATTAAAAGTGAATCTGGTTTATTGGGCGAATACGACTTGAAAATATTAGTTCCAACAGTACCGATTCCATTATCTTGAAGGTGTCTTGCCAATTCATCCAATATCATAATTTACACCTTCCTTAATCCAAACTACTGCGATGATATAAGTTGATTTACCGTTGCTTCTACTGCACCCCTAACATGGCCCCTCTGATCTTGGACAGCACTTTCATAATATTTGACTCTACCTACATGGTGATATACATTTAGATCTTCATGCACTTTAAGGGCATAAGATGCAGATGGCCCACCAAATGCTCCCATACTTTTTATCGTCCTAGCTAATACAACTGGTGGAACAACATGACCCGATGCCCTTAATGCTCCTGTATCAACTGGTGTTCTTTCCTTCGCCAATGTCATGATAATTTCATGTTCACGATTGAGTGTTATCATCAATGCTGGGATTATCCCATTAGCTATTGCATTAAAATCACGAACAGTTTCAACTATTCCTGTTACAGTAATTGTTGTGTCAGTCATTATCCCTTCCTCCCAAATTTTATTCTAATATGATGATATGCCCCATCTTCATCTGGAAAAGCATCCATATCTAAAATCTTGGGTTGTGTCCCATCTGGAAAAGTTATTTGATCTTCTGGATCAAACGTCCCTGTTGATGCTACATAGACAACGGCTACAACCAAATTTTCAGCTTCCATATCTCTCGATATAGCTTGATGAAGGTGAACTATACGACATTGATAATCACTTGATGCCGTTGAATAAAGTGGTGCTCCATAGGCTGAATATCCTAATATTTGATTCCTCACAATTGTATCTCTCATAAATTCAAGGAATTCAGTTTCAAAGCTCATACTTTATCACCCCTTAGCTTGACGAACCAACTAGGGTTCCCGGGAAATCATTCATGTGTTTATAGAATTCTGGAACAACTCTATCCGTATTTTGTTCCTGACTTTGTTTATCAGCCTTAGATATCCCACCAGCATATACTTGTGGTCTACCTCTATATAACCTTGATAAAATCCAAAGTCTACCCGCTTGATCCCTAAATGATCTAGATTTTTCCACAAGATTAATCCTTAAATCGCCAACCGACTTATCGGATGCCTCTCTCGAAAATTTACTTGAAAGTGTTTCGCATCCCATAGCTGCAGCTGCGATTGGATTCGGAAATATACTGAGCAAATAATATATTTCTTCATCACTTAATAATTGATCAGTTATATCCGTATCCCTAACAAGGAACCTAACTTCATCTTTCAGATTATCTGCTGGGTAGCCATCATAACTCCACAAAATATTACACCCCTTCCATATATTTTCAGTATATACATACTTAATCAGCATGTATAATTCAATTTGGGGTGGTTAAACATGAAGAAACCCAAACTTTATATAGGTGATAATAACTTAATTAAAACTTGTTCTGATTGTGGACATATTAAAGAAATAGGCGAATTCCATAAGAATAAGAATGGACTCTTTGGTGTTAGGGGAAATTGTAAACATTGTAGAATTGAGTATAATAGAACATATTCAAAAAATTACGCTAAAACTCCAAAAGGAATAATTACCTGTGCTCGTTCAATCAAAAAATATCAGTCTAGCGAAAAATATAAAACGACCTCAAGGCTATATTGGCAAAATCACAAAGAGGCACTGAACAGAAAAACTAGAAATGCAAAAATCAAACGAAAGATAATTATGGATCAATTTGAACCTATAGATCATATTCGCGTAGCCAACAGAGATCAATGGACATGCTACTTGTGTAATAAACAAATTGAAGGAAATGATTTATCCATTGATCATGTTATTCCACTTTCAAAAGGTGGCAGTCATACATATGAAAATGTTAAAGCCACTCATTTAATTTGTAATTTAAGAAAGGGAACAAAACTAATCAAAGTCATATGACCACATGATGTGAAACACCTCCCAACACAAAAGGCAGCTATTTAGCTGCCTTTCCTTTTGACTCCTTCTTTAAATCTTCAACATTTCCATCCGTTATGCCGAATAATTTTTCCCTTTTTGATTTAACATCCAATAACGAACCCCTATAAATGATTCGCCCTAGAATTAACGCCACCATTCTTTGTTCATTAACATTATTGAATTGCTCAGTTGTATAAATCTCTCCCGCCTTTAATGGCAAATCATCAAATCTATATCCATTCCTCAAAACTAAATGATATAGTTCACTCATTTTTGTGGCCTTCCCTTCGGCTTAGAATAAACGTCTAATCTAGTTGGATTTCCAAGTCGCATAATATATTCAACATCGTGTAATGCTCCAAGAAGATTTTGCTCGGCTTGAAGTTGCTGATTAGCTTGTTCCTGCATCCCAATCCTTTGTCTTCTGGTATTTTCAACTCGCTCAATTAATTCTGTACGTCTTGCTTCCAACTTTTGCATATACGCTGTCGCATCATCGTAACCATAAAGGAATGGACTTAGGAGGAGATCCGAAACAGGTGGTTTATAGAGTTTAATGCCCTTTCCCCTAGCCCACCCAAGGAAGAACTCACAACTTGGTCTTTGGTGCTGGAACTCTTGATCCTGTGCCATATTGACACCATAAACCTGAATATCCTTGTAACCCATCTTGATCGCAAGGGCTATCATCCATGAAATAGAATTGGTGAAATATGATCTCTGTCTAACATCTGGTTGATCCAATGCCATTTCTTCACCATATATATCAAACTCTTCCAGAACTTCCTGTAATGGATATTCAATCGAATTCGGAATGTTTGGATGTTTTCTCCACATGAGTACAGGACACTTTAAGAAACCAAGATTCCTAACTTGTTGTGCATCCCTAATTGTTGGTGGCTCATAACCATGCAATTGAAACCACGCTGTTGCTCTTAATGCAATCTTGGGCCTATCTAGATACAACTCATTCAATGCCCAAACATCAATACCTTTTGCATCAAGTGGTGCCCATTTCAAACTGTCAGGTGCAAATCCAAGAATCATAACACTATCGTTATATCTCTTGAATTCATAGATCTCCTCTTTTGAAACTGTAGCTTTCGATAAATCATAGAATTTAGGAATTGGTTTTTCTACTTCAACTGGTTGATCATTTTCAATGATAGTCTCTCTTACCTCTTGATCCAACATCGTTAATTCTTCACTCATAAATTTAGTGGGCATCTCCCCCCAAAGGATTGCCCTTGTCCCTCCCTTAATCTTTTCTTTTTTTAGCTAGATCCAAAAGTGCTTCCGATATTAGAAACAACGAAATATTTTACTGCTGATACGGCAATAAATTGCACAACTTCCCCTCTGGCACTTAAATTAAATGACCTTCCTGTACTTGATACGGTTGAACCAAAAAGGACTGTAGTTGTATTTGGAATAATCTTATACGAGGAAGATGAGCCAGATTGAACTAGGCAAATGACTGTTTTATCCACCCCAGCATAAAGCGGTGGATCAATTCTGAATGTTCTTACACCCGCCTTGGTTGAAGATAAGGTTGTTACCCCATAACCAGTAATAGCTGTCCCTGTACTTGTAACAGCTTGTATAGCATATCTTTCATCATACGTTTTCATGAATGGACGTTGCTCTTTTTCAAATCCCATCTACTTTCACCTCCATCAAAAATGAAAATTACAGGGAAGGTCACTCTTTGAACCTTCCCATTATTTATGCCTAAGTTATAGCTGCCGAGAAGAAGCAACCTAAATCAGCCCCAACAACTTTTAAGCTATATGCCGATTCTCCTTCAATCCGATTAGCAGCATTTTGTTCCATGCGGAAATTCTTGATCCTGACACCTTCTGCTCCTGAACCAAAAAGTCCAGACCATGTGAACAGATACCCAGCAGAAGGTTGATACAAGCCTGGTGCTGGTGCAGCATATCCAAGGAATGCATTTTTACCATACACAAAACTATATGATGCTGTAGCAGTCTCATTTGCAGTATTCCTAACTGCCCTTGGTACAAGCACTCTCTCCACATCGAACAAAACAGCCAGAATTTCTTCTGTGATAACTCCTTTTTGGGTATATTTAACACGATCTAAAATATCTGGATGATTTTTCAATGTTGTATAAACCTGTGGCCCGAGAACTAGGCAATTCGGACGATAACCAGTTTTTTGAGAAATACTATCCGCTTCGTTCGTAATATCCTCAATAGGTGTACTGACGATATTATCCCAAAGTGTGAAATCAACACCTCCAACTAGATCTGTCCCAGTCGTAGCACCAGTCCAAAGTCCAGTAGTGAAGAAATGTGTGACCCAATCAAGTTCACGTTTGAGAAGAATTTGTTGAGTTACATAAACGGTGTGTGATCTCTCAAGTTGCAACGGTTGATCTGCATTAGCTCTTGTTTGGTCGTCAAGATCCGCATGGTATCCGATTACATCACAAGAGTAATTATCTGTGCTCAAACGATATCCACCACCAGCAGTTTCTGCCCCCGGTGCCCTCAATTTAGCTTCACTACGGAAGAAATCAGCTTGTGAGAATACGAAATACTTATCACTCTTATTGGTAACTGGAACAATCGGAAATACTTTATTCGCAATGAAGTTACGTTCTGTATCCTGAATATATGCAATTGAAATGTTAGTTAATGCACGGTCTACATGAACATCCGATAAGGTAGGATTCGGCATATCTGTTACCTCCTTCTATTTCTGTAATTAATAGCAATAAAAAAACCCCCTAAAGTTGGCAACAAAAAAGCACGATCTTTACTGGGGGGGATTCAGTAATGGGCAATGCCCTAGATCGTGCTAAATCTTAATTTTTTTTAAATCAAACTGAATTTAGGTTGTCATACCAACTGCCGAGAAAGCAACAGTAGCAATTCCACTAGATGCAGAAGCAACAAGAACAGGCCCATACATTGATGCTTTTGCAGGAATAGCAGCCGTACTATATGCCAATCCATTGTTTGCAATCCAGAAATTGCTACCCAAAGCCATTGCACTCCTACATGCAATCTTGGAAATACATCCGGGAATCCAAATTTCACCTGCATCTCCGGTAATAGGATTATTCTGCAAAATACCAATAGGATAAATTGCGGTCGTTGTTGCCCCAATAGCAAAATAATCTGCTACTGTCGATGCCCTAACACCCTGATATTGTCGGTTTTGCATACTGCTAGAAGCAATGAGTGAGAAACTTAAATTTTTGATATCGTAAGCCATTATTTACCGCTCCTTTCTTTGGTGTACTCATCATAGAGTTTAGGATTTTCCGCAAGAACCCGATCAACAGCCTGTGACATACTTTGTCCTTGACCTTTAGCAACATAACTTTTAGCCAATTCTTCAATCTTGGCCCAAGCACTATCACTAGTCCCAGTTGCCTCTGATCCGATTTCCTTAAACAAATCTGACTTTTCAATCTTGGCATTAGCATCTTTCAAAGCAGTTTCTAATGATAATCCATACTCTGCCGAAACTTCATATGCCTTTTTCAAAATGTCACCAACTACCATAGCAGTTCCAATATTCGGGTAACTAGCACCCTTCTCTTGGTACTCCTTGGTAATTCTGATTTCTCTTTCCGATTTCAGAACAGCTTCCAATTCATCAGCTTTCTTAATCGCAGATTCATGTTCTTTCCAAAGCATCTGAACAAGTTCACGGGATTCTTCAGGAATAGCATCAAGATCCAATGACCCATCTTCTTTCTTCATCCTCTTTTTCTCCGCAACAACAGGTGTTGGTTTAGGCATTTCTTTTCCTCCTTTTGGATTAGCTGGTTTTTCTATTTCCTCTTCTTCCATATCACCATAACCAGCCATGCTAATTAATTTTTCCATGAAACTTTTCGGCATTTCTTCCTTATATGCCGACATTAATTTGAGTGCCCCTTTTGCAGCCTTACACGCTTTTTCACTCAACTTCATTTTTTTCATGATGTTTTCGATGCTCTCAGCATTCTCTAAATCAATGTCTAATTCATCAAGTGATTTCAAGACATCATCCAATTTGTCCAAGTTGTCTCCTCCTTTTTGTTTTAAGAGTAAGAATAACCGCTCATTTGCAGGTTTAGCTACCAAGGATATTTCTTCAACATTCAACCCTTTAAGCTCATTGATAAACAATTGTGCCACCCCCCCTTAGCTGACTGGCTTATCTACTGGTATCCTCCTAGAAAATCCACCAATTGAAAAACCATTGAACTTTTTTTCCTTGATCGAATCCCACATTTTGGCATCGTTGATCTTAACAGCCATTATCCAAGTGCCTTTTACGATATCTTGACCACCTAATTTAAAATCCAATGGTGCAAGATAACTTTCAACGACATTTGCCTTGGCCTTGCCCTTGTGCGACTCTCCTACAACTCTGGAATCTTGCAAATAGATATGTGCAGTTTTTTCTATTTCCTCTGCACCTATTGTGTCATTCTGAGCATCGACACTTCCCGGTTCTAAAACTATGCCATACACAAGTTGCTTTTCTACATCAGCCTTGATTATATCTGCATAGATTTTTTCATCTTTTTCATCACTAGGTTTTACTTTCTTCTTCGGCCTCTTCCAATCTGTAGAATCTATATGGACATCCCCTACGCTTGGCAACCCCTTATTAATTTCTTCAAGTTTAATCTTGATTTGTTTAAGTTTTCTTCCAACCTCACCAGAATCATTAAACTTTCGGATTGCCATAGGGTGCGGTAAAACAAAATCAACATCTCCATCAAGAGCTTTTTTGGCCTTTTGCCCTAAAGCTACAATTACCTTTGGATTAGCTCTTTCTAATTCACCATCCAACCAATCTTTCCAATTACCAACTTCCACATCTGTTGGTTCCCTGACATTCCCCGATTTATCAACCAATAACATTGGTACAACATTAGTTAGAAATATATCATTACGGCCCAACCCTAATGGTTTGATATACATTTCATTAAAAGTTTCCCCACACGGCCCAACGAATGCTTCCCCTCGTAAATATTCAATCTTTCCCGGTGATGCTCCGACAAACGCTATTTCCGAATTTGCCCCACCTGAACTCTTAACCATTGGAACTAATTCATCGCTTTTTTCTACTGGAGGAATTTCCTTTTTAAATGGACTGACCAATTTTTCATCTTCCCAAATCTTTCGCATTTTTGCATAGTATTTGTCAACATGATCTTTCATTCCCTGTATATCTTCTTTTGGAACATTTATTTGCGATGTTCCACCTTCTAGCATAGCCCCATTTAAAATTGCTGCAGAAGTAAATATTGCTCTAGGTATCGCCATCAATTTTCCATCAATCACATTTGCAATTGGAAATTTATATCCACCAAAAGCTTCCTTGTTTTCATCATCAACCCATAAGAAACCTTGGCTAAATTTACCCCAATTTATATCTTCCTTATCCGTTCCCCTTGCCCACTCTCTGATATTTTTTTCCGCTTCTGATCCATCCCATTCCAATTCTCTATCAGCAATGGGCAAATCCTTGAACGGTGTTACTCCCTTTATGATTTCCTCTGGAACTGCTATTTCATGGATCTTGTCAAATGTTTCTTTTGGTATAAATTTTTTGAGAGTATCCAAGACTACATCTAAATACTCCTGAACTTGCATTATCAATCTCTCCTTCCTCTCAAAAATAATAAAAAGCACCGACTAAACCAGATACATTTTAATTAAATCAATGCATCGGTAGTCGGTGCTACTCTTGAATCTGCAAGATGAACATACTTGCACTTATTACATTTTATTTGAACTCTTCCATCAGCAAAACCTAAAAGGTGATTACACATCGGACACCTTATTGCTTCAAGATTTATAGTGCTCGGATGGATAATTGTTTTCCACCTATAATCCTCTAGGATTGCCCCATTACTCTCAAATATGACATTTGAAGAGTTACATACCACATTCTCTTTAAGCACTCTCATTTGCCCTTTAAAACTCCTCTCCTTGGAATTTTGTTTCAATGGACATCATGCTTCTCTCTCCATTCTCTCCTTCTCTGCCCTTACCCTATTTGCCTCTCCTCCCCGCTTATGTCTTTCCGATCTGTTATATTTCAAAATCGTAATAACTTCCTCATATAATGCAATATCAATTTCCTTCAAAAATTTCTGCAGATCTCTATGAACTGTACTTTTGCTTACTCCGAATTCTTCTGCAGTTACCCTAATTGTTGATTCATTTTCAACAATAAAATTTGCTTCCAATACTGCTCTCTGATGGATCAATTCTCGTAATGCTGAATTAATCATTAGAAATTGGCTCCCCCCTAATTCCTAAAAATATACCCATATCATTAAATGAAAACAAGTCCCATTGCACATCTGCAATGAGGGTGAAGCGTCGGGGTTAATGATATATAACTTTTTCCCGAAAGTAACGGTGTCCCAAAGCTTTCCTCCAACCCAACTATTTTTCCATTAAGACTATTACACCACGCACATAAACGATCATCTGGTGTCGTAATCCATTTCCTCCTAGTAGTTGCGGTATCAAGTAATCCTTGTTCTACCGACTGTAACCATAATGACTGTTGCCCCATATTTGCTGCCGTGATAGTCTCTGTTCTTGCGATATTCCTTGACCTATAGATAAGCAAATCCCGAGCATATGCCCTAGTTCTTTGCTCAATCACTTTATCTGAAAGCTTTTGAATAATTAATGTTCTTCTCAAATTATTTACTGCCCTTGCTTGCCTCTCAGTAAGTCCAACTATTTTACTGATCTCTTTTGCCGATTCATAAGGATGCAACCCCTCAACAAAAGCATCATTTATTATTGTTCTTACCGCTTTCCTAGTTTCTTCCGTAATCTCAACAATTAACTTTCCAGTATGATCCTTGATATAATCCAACGACTTTGGATTCAAAGTGTTAAAGCTTGCATTCATTCTGATTCCTCTAGGTAAAAAGGGTATTGATTTTTCCCCTGCACTATCAAATACCGCTTTGTAAATTAGTGAAATCTTAACCATTTCAGATTCAAAAATTCCCCAAGGTATGGATTCCATAACACCATTAATAGATACGATTTCTAGAGCACTTCTCATTTCATTGATATTGATATTTCCCTTAGTCCTCTCAACTGCTTGCATGAATGCTTCTACCATCTGTGGTTGATAACCATCAGCCACACCATGTATCATGTTCCATTCTTTATCACCATAAGAACCCTTATATATAATCTTTATTTTTGGTTCCCTAAATCTAAACATGGCAATCATTCCTTAACTGAAACTGGAAGTCCTGCTGTTTTTCTCAAATAATCCTCTAGTTCATCATCTGGGAATAACGGTGCTCCTGCTCCTGCTAATCTTGAAATATAATTACCAAGTTCTTCCAGATCTGGACTTTCTATATCTCCATGCTCTAGGGTTGGTAACTTTTCAAGATTGAAACCATTAAGTGCTAACAACCTTGGGATTGCATAACGATTAAATGTCGCTGCAATTGAATCCAACCAAGTTCCCAATGCCGTACTAAATAATTTTGTCTTATCTGAACTTAATGCATATGACCCATTCGGTGTAGCAGTTCCCAATAATATGAAATCTGCCATAACTGTCATTGCTAATCTTTGGTCAAGCCTTGTTATGATTTGATTGGTATCAAAATTCCTTCTGCCACCACTCGTCAATAACTCCAACCTAACCAATTGATTATTCTGTTCATCATAAATTGCTGGTAAAACTGCTCCCTCTTGTTCATCTCTCCTAATATTGGTCACAAGCTTTTTCATCGCATTATAAGCATCTTTTTCCCCTGCCGTAGCATTAACATCCGTCCATTCAACTGGCACATACACAACTGGATACCCAGCTAATTCCCTCTCGACCCCAATGGCCTCATAAGTCTCGATCCTTTTCTTGATGTACCATGTTCGATAAGCACATCTCAATATAGATCTACCTTCTGGATTATTTTTATGAATTCCAGTTCTGAACAATAATGCTTTTTCGATAGGAATTGTTCGATATTGATAATCTGGTGGTGGAAGCTGAATCATTGCTTGAATTCCTCCACCTTCATCAAACACCCAACGCCACAAAGTTTCCTGTGCTCTTATCGGTATCTTCCTCCAACCAATTTTTCCATCAGTAAACCTACTATTCTTGGTCGGATCCCTACTCTCCCCAAGTCTCCTTTTATATACAATTTCATGGTAAGAGAATCCATAAATCAAAAAGGAAAGTATTTCAGATATGGTATCCTCCCATGTACTGGACATATCCACTAAGCACGATTCAACGAACTTACTCGCTTCTTCGTCTTTTGTATCTCCTCCCCCCGCTTGCACCCTCCACGGCACTTGCCTAATCAACATATCAATAACGAATAAAATTGCACCGATAACACTATCATTTTCGGACATTTCCTTATAAATGCGAACCCTTGTATCAAAGCTAGAAAGTTGTTTTAATTGTTCTTCATAGACATAACCTGAGTATTCAATTAACCCAGTACGCCCCAATTCTCTAGTTGCAATCTGAGGCGTTACTCCCTGCTTCTTTACTTTTACTTCCGAATCATTTGGTGGTTGTGCCATCCACTACTCGCCTCCCTCTCCCGAAGGCAGAAGTCAAGTGCTTTCCTTAGAGTCCAAGTTGTAGATTCGGATATTCGCCTAATAATCCAAAATTCCAGATCATTCAGCAGACACTCTCTTTCCACTTCCTGTTCCTCGCTAACCATCATCGCTAATTTTTGATAGTGTTCTAATACCTTACCCACTCATATCACCCCTTTCTCTAAGTCAATACCTCAACCCATTAGCCTTTTAAAATTTGTGCGGGCTATCCCGAGAAAAATCTTCAATGCCCGCAGGGTTATAACTCATGATTTTCTTTAACCCACCCATTAATTCAGTTATGGCAAAAACAAGAGCATCAATTCTATCTGGTGAATCTGGATCACTTTCTGGATCCCACTCAATCATCTGAGTTTCTAAATCAGGAAACAACCCCACATGATGCACACGATTTTGTTCATATAATGCTGCTACTGGTTCAGCTCTTACCTTTTTTCCCTTACTTGAATGCACGCCCCTGAACGCCACATTTGTATCAATTGTTTTTATAACGTGTTGAACCATATCCCCACCTTGATTTATTTCTGCAACAACCCTATCTGCTAACAATTTATTGTAAAGCGAAACTACCGCATTGCCCCATCCATTCGGAGATTCAATGCATGACTTATCATCCAACACATAGAATTCACCATCAATTCCCTTCCCTACGGCAACAATTCCTGTTTCATCCGATTTTTTATTTGCCGTAATAGCTGGATCCACCCCAACCACAATTCTCACCAATCTTGGATGTTTATTAACTCTTGTCTCTTCAATATTTTTGCTCTTCCACAATGCTTTTGGATTATCGTCAAGAACTTTACCATAAATTTCCTGTTGTCCAATCCTTGTTCCCTTAAACCTCTCGATAATTGAACTAAAAAAAACAGGAGATAAATTATCCCTGTTTTCAAAAGTAGATCCTCTAGTCACATAAACATTCGGATCATTTATTAATCTTTTAATAGTTGCAGTCGGCCTTGGTGTCGTAGTTATGATACACCTCGGATCATTCCCGATCCTCAAACAAAACGCAATCATATCCATGACTTCTTTTTGTTTTCGAGCAGAACATAATTCGTCAATCCAAGCTGTATCTATATTCGGGCCACGCAATTGATCTGGTTCATCACCCGAATAAGTTATTGCGATTGCTCCAGTATGAAATGTTATTTTCCTCTTTGATGGCTCATACATCGGCCTCTTATACTTTGGGAAAACACTTAAAACACCACTAGGCCCCTCAACCATTACGTCTCTAATATCTGCCGTTCTCGGTGCAACCAAAGCAATATATTTCGATTTGTGAGCATCAACTCTTTCACGAATCCACTCTGCAGCCATCTTGGTTTTTCCATATCCTCTTCCAGCCAAAACCAACCAATATGTCCAATCTCCCTCTGGTTCAATCTGATTCTGCCTTGCCCATAATCCCCTCCAATCATAATACAAAAATTCTACTTCTTCCGATGAAAGGTTTTTTATGAATTCTTCTTTCTGTTCCTTGCCTAGTAATCTAAATTTTGCAAACGAATCTTTCAAAATACTTCAACCCCACAACATCGTTCGCTTTATTATTTTAATTTGCGTACCTTCGCCCATCTTATTACGCAGCAGTTCCCCTAGCATCACTCATGACAATCCATGTAATTGCGGAAGCTACAATGAATCGCACTAGAACCGCCCCCATTAATTCACATCAAATTAGGCATCTAAGTAATTCAAATCCCTCTGCTGAACTCATTCCCACTATTGACCCCATATTACAGGCCATTAATTGAACTAATTCAGTCGATCTAGGATGCGGGAAATCTCTGATCTCCGTGTCATAACATTTCAACGCATTCACCTTTAATTCTGTGAATAATCCAACATCCATAAAAACATTCGGGCTAAAACTCCCAAATGCCGAAAATGTCCATTCTGTACTCGATGGTATCGGGAACATATAAATAGCTGCAACCCTATGTTTGCCCTGCATCGGCCTTGTTGCCGTAATTACTGCCCTATTTGTAATACAATGATCAATATTTAGATCCTTTTGAGAATGCGTGAATATGCAATCTGGTTTTATCTCTTCAATGATTTCCTCAATAGATTTAACTATGGTCAATAATGGAACAGTATCGAACTTATTGTCTGGATAATCAAAAAATCTCATATATTTCTTAGTTTCTACCTTTGGGATCCCCATCAATACAGACATCGCAGACCTTGATTTCTCTTTGACTTTTTCTTTCTCGAAATCTAATAACTTATCATTATCAGTCCTTGATGTTAATCCATAACTCATATACACAATATGGACGTTTTGTTCATCCATCCTCACCGATCTAGCTATAATTCCACCACATCCAAGCACTTCATCATCTGGATGGGCAGCTATCACCATTATCTCAGGCATTACATCAAATCCCCCATCAATAATTTCGCTAGTTTAAGATCATGTGCCGTATTGATATCCATTGCTCTTTCCTCACTCACATAGTAAGGCATTATTTTTGGCATATAAAAATCTTCATACTGCATAAAACTCTTAGTCCTAACGAAAATAATTGAACCATCATGGATATATGCCGATTCCAATTCAGTATGTTGAGTATCAATATCATCTGGAAACATCGGTTCCACTAGGCCAGTTTCCTTATTCACCCTAAGCGAATGCTTGGGTGGATGCTTCAATTTACTCACACTCATTACCCCATTTATCCCTGTATGCTTTTCCATCAATGCTGACGCTGTTCTTAAATCATTAATGGTTCTGAGTGGTGATGTTGGGATAATTAACGCTATATTATCGAAATGATTTTCTTCCGCACAATATATCTCGGCAAGATATTTTACCAATGTCCTAAGTTTGCAATGATCACCACTGAGATTGGGTGGCCTCAAATGCAGGGCCACTTTATATTTTGATGCGATATCTAAAAATGATCTTTCATCACTCGTCACAACAATTTCAGAAAAAACTCCACTTGCTACCGATATTTCTATTGCGTGTTCCAATAAAGATTTCCCATTAATCATTTGGATATTTTTCTTTAATAATCTCCTTGATCCACCTCTTGCTGGGATTATAGCTAATGTTCCCATCCTTTTCCCCCCGCTTCACCTACACCAACATAGCCACCAAATTCCATGTTGCTTCTTTATTTTTTTCTGGTGTGATAATTTGAGATTCTTTATACTCTAACAACTCTATCTCAAATCCAGATTCAGCAAAAATACTACTAAGATGTTCCTTCGTGCTAAAATGTACTGCTCCACAACCTGAAAATTTTCCCGCATTGAACATGAATGTAAATGGATCACCCGCATTATCCTCAGTTACTCTCCCAACCCTTTCACCATGTTCCCATGCAAACCAATCAATGCCAACAAACTTTCCTGCTGGTTTTAACTTTTCTGCTATAAATGCCAAAGAATCCAAAATGCTCATTGTCGTATTATGTGTCAAGGAACTTCTATCAATCACAAGATCAAATTTTTCATCGAATGGAATTATTTTAGTAAAATCAGCATTGACAACCTTATCTGCTATTTCTGGATATTTATCACGAATCAACTTAACGGCTGTCGGACTACCTTCAATTGCATAATATTGAACACCAATGGAAAGGAAATAAGGTATATTTGCACCAATTCCCGGCCCCAACTCTAAGACCTTATCACCCTCCACCAAATTAGCATATCGTTTTACATATTTGATCAAATCAGTCCAAGGCCACAATGAATGGCTCTTTCCCACTAGATATCTCTCTTCCCACTCTTTTGCTATCATCATTCCACCACCATATAACTCATAGTGGGACACCATTCAAATCTCTGTAACCGAATATTTTTTAGTCCTAACGTTTCCCTAATTGCTAATGTTTCACCGGGCCAATTTTCATTATTTGCCTCGTCAAAAGCTATCACCGAACCCCTGACTATTCTTTCTTTGCATAATTCTAAGCACACCCTTGTTGGCTCATATATATCAAAATCAAAATATGCTAGAGCAACAATTGTTTCTGGATGTTTACGAAAATAATCTGGCAAGCTAAAAAGCACATTCCCTTTCACCAACTCATGTTTAGATATGTGGCTAATAGGACTTGCCTTTTCTTGTTCCACCAATATTTTTTCTAGATATTCTTGGTAGTTTTTAGTAACTCCCATATCTCCAATTTTTGCATCCCCATCATATTCAGACACTTGTGGGAATCCCTCGAAAGTATCAAAACCAACAATCTTTCTTGTATAATTAAACGGTTCAAACATCCCTCTTAGGCATTCAAATATAGCCATATCTTGACCCCATCTAACTCCAAACTCAAAGATATTACCATGAACATTTATGATCTTCCTATATAATTCATAAAGGAATATAACTCTGGTTAATGGCTGTCTCTTGATAAATAAATTAAGATTAGATAACATTTCATGCTCAGGTATCGGACAATCCACAAACATACTTATCATTTAACTACCCCATCCAAAGTTATTTTTTTAACATTACCGCTCATGATTATATCCAAAGAATTCGGCCCCTCGTTGAATAAAAGGTCAATTATGCCCATAAAAGGAATGAACTCCCCATGCAATTGCCGATATATCGGGTGGATATATTCCTGAAAATAAGGTTGGATATTATTTACCCTAAACGATTCCCTATTTGCATAATTCTGACCTTGCCCACCAAAGATATAGATATCAGCTTCGAGTGTCTTGCACATATCTAAAACAAGATCATTCTTGACACCCTCAAAGCTATAATTAACCGCATAGTCAACTTCTGTCTTAATACCTAATATCTTCAAATACCAATCAAACATATGGTTGTTTAAATCAATCAGATATTTCCAATCTCGTCTATAAACATCTTTAAAAAATTCTGCATATTCATTAAAATATTTAGCTTTTTTATAAGCTAAGTAGATCGAAGTCCAATTCTTATCTCTCCATCTGGTGCTGTTATTTATCTCGATCTCAGCTATGGTTTTATTACGGTGATCTTTCTTTAATACAGGAACAGTCAACCACATATAACCAGAATGTGTCTTTATCTTGTTCCTATTCATCCAATCCTTATTGCAATATTGAACTTGATCAAAATGGATATATTTATCAGCCAATGCAACCTTGTGAAACAACCCCAACCAAGGTACATAGCTAGTTTGATGTGCTGTTAATACCATCAATTTATTCGGACTTAAAACAGGCATTCCTTCACCACCATTATTATAAATTCCACCTCTTCATCGGTGAGATTCGGATAAATCGGTAATGATACTAGACTTCTAGTAAGTTCTAATGCATTCGGGAAATATTCCTTTATGCCCAATAACTCCGATTCCACAATCGGTATAATCGCCCTAATGCCATGCAATGCCAATACCTTAACAAGTACCCTCGCCTTACTAGTTATCAATATAGCCCTATACCTGACATCCTCTATATTTTCCTTCTTACTCCACAACATAGGCAACCCAGCCATAACATATTTGCTGAATATTTCTTCCCTACGTTCAATGAACCTTCCCAACTTAGCTAATTGAACCCTGCCAATCGCTGCTTGTAAATCAGTCATTTGAAAATTAAATCTTGGCTTTAGGTCATCCCTCATATCAAATTCTCTGAAATCCCTTATTTCATCTATTTGATCTCTTGACCACGATACAACTGCCCCACCCTGTCCACCACTAGTAATAATCTTTGTTGCCGAAAATGAGAATACCCCATAATCTCCAATTGTCCCAACGAATCTGTCATTAACCTTCGCACCCAATGCCTGTGCTGCATCTTCAATGAACGGTGTTTTCATACTCTGAATATAATTAGGGAATCCAAACATATGAGTAACGATATTCAAATCAATTGCATCCACATCCTTAGGACACGGAACACAATTTGCCATAATTATGGCATTTCTCACGGATGAACAAGTATAAATCGGATATGATACCCTCTCTATTCCTAGTTGCCTTATCGCTAAATATAAAGCTGCAGTTCCACTACTAACGGCTACTGCATGACCATCTGGAATTCCAAGATACCTGCACAATTCATTTTCAAATCCCTCAACCTCTTTGCCTTGTCCAACCCATCCAGATTCAATAACCCTATTTGCAGCCCTCATTTCATCCGTGCCCATAGTTGGGCAATTATGAGCTATCATGGCCTAATATAATATCCTGCTCTGATATTCATCGGATTCCCCCAAACCAAAGAATAAGGCGGGATCTTCCCCGGCCCAACCATTGTTCCAGCAACAATAACCGAATGATGCCCTATAGTAGTTCCACCCTTTACAACTGAATGTGAACCAATGAAAACATTGTTCCCGATCCAAATCCCTTTTCGTTCAATATCTTCTGAGAATCCAAGGCATTTTTTATGGGAATCTGCTGCATTGATAGCAACAAATGAAGCAATATCACAATCATTTTGGATCACAACATTCACACCTTTGGCATTTATTTCAGAAAACGCCCCAATGTAAACATTATCCCCAATCACAGGACTTCCCTTAACGATCACCATCGGATGGAATCTATTTATATCCAACCCCAATAATTCAATGATTATCTTTTTCATTCTCGCTTTTAAGGATATCTTTATCATTCAACTTTTCCCCTTTTCCAATATCCCTAGAAGCAATCATGCCTAAGAATAGATCAATATTTATTGGTGCCAACCCATCACTCGGACGCATCATGCCTAAATTTTTATCCGTAAATAGATCCCCTGCTTTTATATCTAATATTGCTGTCAAACTTCTTCTAGCTATCTTCCTCATGGCCTCTTCTTTTTTAGTCGGCCTCAACCCACTAGAACCAAGCATTTTGTCTGCTTTGTGAATTGCCTCAACCCAATCTTTCAGATCTTGGGGATTCTTGCTGAATTTATGATCTGGCCCAATATCACTATTGGATAGAGTAAAATGTGTCTCAAATACTCTTGCCCCGAAACCCAACGCCAACACCGCAGCAATATGTCCTGTTGTATGATCCGAATAACCAAGCAACATATTCGGTAACACCTTTGAAATCTTATCCAACTTTTTCATATTCACTTCATCTGGCATTGTTGGATATAAAGATGTGCAATGCAGGATAATAAGAGGATAATCATCATCATTCCCCTTTATCACATTAACTGCTTTCTCGATCTCTTCTTGATGTGCCATCCCGCACCCTAGAATGATAGGTAATTTTGTTGCCGAATATTTCCTAAGCAATGGTAAATTATTCAGATCATCCGAACCAACTTTTATTGCCTTGATACCCAAATCTAAAAGCAATTCTAAATCCGAATAGTTTTGTGGCGTTGATAAAAACGTGATACTCAACTGTTCTGTCCACCTTTTTATCTGTCTCCATTCATCAACTTCCAACTCACAAGCCTTAAATGTTTTATATAACTCTGCATTAGGATTACAGAATTCATCAGCCTTGAAGGTCTGGAACTTGATCGCATCAACACCCGCTCTTTTAGCTGCCCCAACCATCTCCATTGCTGTTTTCAGATTACCATTATGATTAATCCCAACCTCAGCTATAGTAAATGGTCTATGATATCTACTTATCGTCCTGCCCCTAATCTGGATTTCCCTCATACAAAACTAGTCCAATCATCCCATGTTATAACTTCATTCTTGGCAATATCCCTATTCACTCTCTTACCGATCATTTGACCCATATAAAGAGGTGACACCCCAGTTCCCGGCCTCTTTGCACATAACATATCTTTGGTGATCACTTCACCCTCCGATATATTACAATCTGCAACGATACTCGTTAAATACAAACATTTCATGGATAAATCTTCGATTGAAGGTTTTAATGCTTTTTCACCCATCACCAACTCAGCCTGTCTAATGTTCTTTACCCACTTCCTAAACTCAATCGGATCTAGTGCTTTGCTGTGATGATGCCCAACTGTATCCCTATTCATTGTCATCCTTTTTTCCATCAATTCTGCACCCAACGCAACTGCCATTACATCGACTTTTGCATCTCTTGAATCTGCAGAATATCCAACTGGAATCCCTAACATCTCTTTTAAATATGGGATGCTGTTTAGATTTATTTTCTCTACCGAACTCGCATGGCTGCAATAAACCAACATGACCTCTGTTGCTCCATGCTTTTCAAGGAACTCCAATATCTGAACAACCTCACCCATGATTGCTGGCCCCAAATCAATCTGAATCGGCTTGCCTGTCTTTGCGACTGCTTCAAGTAATGGGTAATTCCTAAGATCCCATGAACCTATTTTATAAGCAGAAACATTAGCGTCTTCTGCCCATTGAACACTTCGCAACGAATCCACCGACAAATAAAAAGTTATCCCGATACTTTTTGCATATCTGGACAACTCTATCAATTCCAATGGGCTAAATTGATGTTTCTTTAACATTTCAAACATATTTTCTTCTTGAATCCCACTAGAAGTCTCATATCTATATTTTACCGATTTATCCGACATAAAACCTTCACAATCAATAGTCTGAAACTTTACAGCATTTGCTTCTGCAACTTTTGCCTCATAGATCAATTCCTTTGCTGTCTCTAGACATCCACAAGCCGTCACTCCTGTCTCAACAACAATATAAATTGGGTTCCCTTTTCCTATTTCATTTCCCCCAATATTAAAATGCGACCTGAAATTACTTCTCAGCTTCATTTTCATTTTACCCCCAACTTCAATTCCGCAAGTTTATCAATTGTTCTCTTCTCTAATCTGCTAACATAAGACCTCGAAATACCTATTAACTCTGCAATTCTCTCTTGCTTTAATTCATAGTAAATTGCATAGGTAAAAATATCCCTTTGCCTCTGATTCAAAGAATTCAACACACCTCTAATTGCAATTATGTCCAGAACATTGTCATATTCAAGATGTTTTGAATCTGAAATTGATTCATTTAGATATTCTTTCAACTCTCTAGAAACATTCTTTCTTCTTAATGCCATTTTTATCTCATTTTCCATACACTTAACTGCATATGTCGAAAACTTAGTTCCTTTATCTGGATTAAATGTTATTCCTGCTTTACATAAAGCATATGAAAACATAGAAAAAATTTCATCATAGTTATATGGGTACTCTATAGTACATTTATTTGACCACTTGTTAGCCATATATCTCGCCAGATTTAAGTTATCTTCCACCAATCCCCTTTGCTCTTCATTTAATTTCATTCGCTTTACCTCCCACCAAAGAGTAAAGCCATCAAGAAACGTGTTCTATTTCACTCGACTTCCTATTGAATTTCGCAAGTTTGTCAATGATTCTTTTTTCCAATCTACTAATATACGATTGCGATATTTTCAATTTGTCTGCTATGACTTTTTGCGATTCTTTATGGAAATAACGCATAGTTATGATTTTCAATTCACGTTCTTTCAATATCTTTATCGCATCTTTAGCACACATTAAATCTAGTATCGCATCATATTGCAAATGATCATTATTGCTAATGAACTCCTCTAACTCAACCGTATTCCCATCCGAATCCTCTGACATAATTCCATTTAGATATAGATCTGGCCCATTTCTCAACTGATTACCTTTTTTCCTGAAAGCCATTTTTATCTCATTCTCCATACATCTAGCAGCATAAGTTGCGAATTTAGCACCAGCTAAATTATCTGGATCAAAACTTCTTGCAGCTTTACATAATGCAAATGAGAACATCGAAAAAATATCATCATGATCGAAATTCTGGACTCCACATTTCACCCATTTATGTGCCATATATCTAGCCAAATTTATATTGTCCTCAACTAATTTCCTTTGTTCTTCATTCATAATCATTTCCATTTGCCTTCCCCCTCACAAGAAAACAAAAAAACGACTTTCGCCGTTTTACCTTGACGCTTCTCCCAACGCCATTATTATTAACTTTTGTTCATACTCACTCATGCTCGGATACAATGGAATGGTCAATAGGTATTTCCAGATCCTTTCCGCTATCGGTGTGGCTCCCGCCATATCATAGAAACTTTGGAGTGTTACTGGCCTGTAATGGATTTGAGTATTAATTTTGTATTCCTTCAACTTTTCGATAAACCTATCACGATGTTGGGTTAATATTATATAAATGTGCCTTGCATTAGTCCTATTCTGCTCCTGCACAATTTTAGCAATATCTAATTCATCTAGAGCTTTGTCATAAACACTAGATAATCTCTGTCTCGCCAAAACCAATTCTGGAATCCTTTTTATCTGGTTTAAACATAACCCAGCCTGAATATCTGACATTCTGTAATTATATCCAAGGAATATGGTATCCCCGTTTTCCCTTCCATGATTCCTGAATGCTTTCATGATCCTATAATTCTCTTCGCTGTTTGTGGTTATTATTCCACCCTCACCACTAGTGATTAATTTAGATGGATGTAAACTGAAACAACTTAGGTCAACAAGGGTTCCAACCTTTTTGCCCATATATGATGCACCCAACGAATGACAAGCATCAGCAACTACCTTTAGGCAATATCTTTTCGCTATACCATTGATCCATTCATAATCTACTGGTTGCCCTGCGAAATCTACTGGGATAATTGCTTTGGTTTTATATGTGATCTTCCTTTCGATATCTGCAGGATCAATCAATAATGTTCTTTCACATATATCCGCAAATACAGGAACCCCACCCATATATTTCACCACATTTGCTGTTGCAACGAATGTCATGGATGGAACAATCACTTCATCCCCCGGCCTGATCCCTATCGCCATCAATGCAGTATGGAGTGCTGCTGTCCCGCTTGATACAGCTACCGCATATTTTGCACCAACCGATTTTCTGAATTCATCTTCAAATACTTCTATGATCTCACCCTGCGTAATGCTTTTTCCTCTAAGAACCCTTATGACCTCTTCAATATCTTCATCCTCTAACTGGTGTTTTGCATAGGGAATCAAAGTTCCTCTACCTCCTAACATCCTAGAAAGCATTCCAAATGAACTCTTTGGCATAAACCTCATAGCACAATTTCCCGCCCCACCCTGCAAACTCGATTGGCTTTCTGCTTTTATATATAGATTCCAAGACCGAAACTTTAACAATCGTGTAGGTAGGATCATTGGATTTATAACCATTGACCCAAATTATTGCTGCATTTTGGCGAATATAACTTTCAAGTTGACCCTTCTTTAATCTGAATTTCACCAACTTGTTGTTATTTGCTTTCACTTCAACAGGTTTTCCATTTAGGAGGAAATCTGCCTTAGTAGTAACTTCTGAATCATCTAGATAATCACCCGAATTGTCACATCCATTTTCCTCAATTACCAACTCTTTACCATATTTTGATTCATAAATTTTTTTATATCTTTGAATAATATCTCGTTCCCTAGCCGTACTAACTGCAATATCTTTTTCAAACACTTCCCTTGTTCTAGAATCCATTCGGTAATCAATTACAATAATTATCACCTTCATATGGATAAAAGAAAAAACCGCATTCAAGCAGTTTATTGGAATTGCATTATTCGATATTTCCTCTCAGCAGATACCACATATGTCCCATCCTCAGTTTTCTCGACTACCATTACATATTCTGGTGGACATTGGCCCTGCTCTATTTCCTCAAATAAATCTGAAATAGCGATATATTCCATTGTATCTTTATGGAACATCATTTCTGCTCTATATATAATCATTCTCCCTGTGATTGCCATAACCAACTCTGGCGATTCTAAAATATCTGATCTCGGAATATCAAATTGTCCCAACCTCAAATTCAAGGTTTATTCCCACTTTCCAATTTGATTTTGATCGCTCTTACTTTTGGTTCTCTCTTACGGTATGGCTCACTCCAAAAGGCCGATTTAATCATATGCATTGGTTCACTCATAGAATTTATTAAAATCAGATAATTTGGTTCACTCACCAATAATGGGTTCATCAATGATTAATGGTTCACTCATAAGATTTGTCGCTATCTATTACTGCTGGTTCGTTCCTGAATATTGGTAATTCTCGTATTCTGTGGCTCACTCCATCGGATCGGTGCTATCGCTTCATATGGTTCACTCTTCGTTTTTTGACACCTTCTATTGCCTCGGTTTGCTCACGGAGCATTGTAATTCTCGCCCCTTGGCTCACTCTCTTTTTATGGTACTCTTACATCCTGCGGTTCACTCTTGTTCCCTCGGCCCTCTCACATCATGTGATTCACTCACTTTTCTAGTACACTCATCCTTCTTGGCCCAATAACACAACGCTTCCATTCAATGATTCATCCATTCAAATGGCTAATGCTTTCCATGATTCCCCTGCTTGTTAAAAACTGATCATTGGTATCACTTGAATATCTATCTTGTTTAAAAGGAGCACCCTTGATTCTGCCCCTCTGAAACCAATTTTGAGGACTCTCTATAACTAAAAAATCACCAACGTCAATAGTCATTGGTGCTTCCTGCTCACTTATTAACGCCTCATGCAACTTTTCTCCCTCTCTAATGCCAATGAACTTAATCTCTGCATCTGGTGCAATGACATTTTTGAGGTCAAGGATCCTTACACTCGGAATCTTCGGTATGAATATTTCCCCGCCAAACATTGTTTCAATTGCCTTTGCAACAACTTCACACGCCTTATCAGCTTGAAACCAAAACCTAGTCATTCGATCATCCGTAATAGTTATTGCTTGCCCTTCATCCCTTTGCTGGATCATCAATGGTACAATGCTGCCCCTCGATCCAACTACATTCCCATACCTAACACAACTAAATCTGGTCTTTGTACCACTCGCATAGGCATTTCCATTAATGAATAATCTTTCAGATAAAAATTTCGTACCGCCATATGTGTTGCTCGGGCTACATGCTTTGTCAGTCGATATCCCCATGACTCTCTCCACATTTGTATCAATTGCTGCTTCAATTAAATTCTGGACACCTATAACATTTGTTTTAACTGATTCATAAGGGTTATACTCACACGCTGGGACTTGCTTCAATGCTGCAGCATGGATTACTATATCAACACCATGCAATGCCCTTACAAGTCGTTCCTTGTCCCTTACATCTCCAATAAAAAAACGAATCCGATCATCATCGAATCCATTCATTCTCATTTCATGTTGTTTTAATTCATCCCTTGAATACACAATGATTCTTTTGGGTTTTTCTTTTTCTAGGAGATACTTTATAAAAAAACGGCCAAAAGTACCTGTTCCACCAGTTATAAGAACACTTTTACCCAAAAAGCAATATGGCACCTTTGCTTTTCCCCCTCAATCTCAACCAACTTTATTCACGCACTATTGCAGCATTGGCCCACATTACCGATTCTTCCAGCTTAGTCATTGCCGTTGCTCTCTCCCTACATATTGGGCAAGATCTATCAATTAAATAAGCTAACTCCTTGGCCTTTTCCCTTATAGCCACGAATAATTCAGGTTGTCCAGGCTTTGGTGCATGGTATGTAAAATTATTTTCAATGATCGGATTCATGAAATTCACCTCTTTCCTTTAGATTCCTTTTAATGGGATGCTAACTTTTGGATCAATATCCTTTGACATATCGAACTTTATGATTCTACTACCCCATTTTTTCTGTAGGGCTATATTCTGATCTTCTTCCAACTGTAATCTGCGGATTGAATGTGATCCACCTGAACCACCATCAATATGCCCCACCAAATAGGCATATTTATTGCACCTGAGAATTCTATGGTATTTATGAAGGACTTGTAATGAGTAATCATAATCCTCTTTTGTCGGAAACCTTTCATCATACCTAAGTGAATTTTTGATATGGCCCGAAAATGGCCCCAATATAACAGAGAGGAAAGAAAATGGTGAATATTCTCTATAGAATTTTGGATCAGTCTGTAAATTGATCCCCCATAGAACTGTTTTAAGTTCTTCACACATCACAAAATTATTGACAAACATTTCATGTGAACCATTAGCATCGAATTTAAACTGGACACCACCTTGGATATATTGCAGATATTTTAAGTCATCATCCATCATGAGGAACCAATCTTTTCTGGCATTATCCTTAATCCAATTTCTTTTTCTAGCCATATTTTTTTCAACCTTATCTGGGCAAGGCATATATTCAAGATCTGGATTAAATCTTTTATATTCCTCCAACTGACTTTCTGGACAAACAATAACAACATTCGGGAAAGCTAATTGTGTTGTCATCGTTTTCGCCCTACCAAATGTCGGTACATAAATCTCATACAAAGACATTGTGTTCACCTTGATTCATCATTTCTAATAATTGATTTGAGCCAGATAATCTACATGGAATCTCGCAGATATTCATATCAGTAATAAATTTCATTTTCTTCTCCAATATATCTTCATCGAATAGATGCCCAACTATTTCATCCACCTTATGGCAACAAAACATAACCCTACCCTCAACATCAATCGTCAATACACTCCATGAACTTAGGCATTGGATAAATCTCACGCCAATAAAATCCCACTTGAAATTTAAAATAATCCTTTTATCCTTTTTCCTTAACTCATTGACCTCTTGAATAATGGCATCCTTCATTTCTTCACTATAAAATACTTCGACTGATTCAACAGCCTTGAAAACTATATAATCAACATCCAGATCCTTATGTTCTTCCCAAAACAATGTAGCTTGGCATTTTTGCTGAACGATGCATTGTATTCCAAGGGAACCATTCTTTTTATTCTCTTTCTGAAATTCCCTATATTTACGAATGTTTTCTAGGACAATATGATAGTTTTCCCTTCCTACTCCCCTTGTTTTTTCATACCAAGCATCATGCCACGCATCAAGTGAAACCTTTAGATAATGCGGGGAAATAGTTTTATAGACATTGAAATTTGTATTGATCCCATATATGATCCCACATTTTTCAAGCCAATTAGTTATTAAATCAAAATCTGGATTAATAGTTGGTTCTCCACCACCAGTAAGGATAATTCCTCTGGCCCCCAACTCTAAACACCGATTGACATAATCCTTAAAATTTTCAAAACTGACATACCCATTACCATGATCATACCTGCAATATTTACATCTTTGGTTACAAAAATTTGTTAAAAATATTTCTGCCGTGATGGGTCTTTTGCTCTCTACTATTCTATCTAGATGATTTAATAATTTACTCCCCCTAATTACTGGCATCTTTCCACCAACTTTTTAATTAATTGATTCTCTCCAAGATATCAGCACCCCTAATTACCCTGCCTGTTCCCTTCCTGACATAACCTTCCCTGCTATCCAATGCGTGTTGCGATCTTATATTAAATTTCTCCTGAGCAACTTGCCAATCCAATGTATTATCAAAATAGAGCACAATATAATTGTGCTCTTCTAATAGTTCCTCGGTAAATTCAAATTCAGGTATTTCCTCTTCTTCTTCTGAAAATTTATCCATGATCTTTAAAACTTCTTTTTCATCAAAACCAATGGATTCAAAATCTGACGGATCAATCTCACCCAACAATAAATGCAATTTGTTAAGATCCCAATCCCCACTAATCTTATTCAAGGCAATATTTAACCTTTTTTCCTTCTTTTCATCAATACTGATTACGGAAACCTGAATTTCTTCATATCCAAGTTCCCTCATGACCTTTACCCTCTGATGCCCTCCGACAATCCTATTTGTTTTTTCATTCCAGATAACAGGTTCGACATAATCATAAGATTGGAGTGATTTTTTCAATTTCTTATATTCTGCATCGCTAGGCTTTAGATCTAATCTAGGATTATAATCAGCAGGAATTAACTCATTGATATTCATCATTCTCAATTGGAGATTAGTTGTTTTTACTTGCTTAGTATCCCCATCCATCAGACCTATTCCCCCTTGGTTTCGGTACTACTCGGTATGATATCAATTGAATTAAATTTCTGGATTAGTTTTTCTCTGATCTCCTCAACCTGAACAGGCCCACCATTCGGCCCACTCACCTCATGTTTATCTTTTCTGCCCCATCTATCGGGGAACTTCCTCTCTAATCTCCACGCTGCAGCTTGCCACGATTCCCTTGCAGCATTACCGATTAACATAACATCCATAACTTCCGATTGAGCTTGGGCCTTTTTAATAGCCACCGAAAATTCCATAAACGGAATTTCAGATTTAATCGGTTTTGCCTCTGGATCATTAGTCAATCTAATTGATTCCCTCTCGCCCCTTCTGACCCATTCCCTAATGATAGAATGCGATAAACCAGCAAAAGAAGCAGCAGTTTCCAGATAATTTCCCGATCTCAAAGTCTTTACCAACTCGTCTTGGATTGCTTTTGTTAATTTTGTCGGTCTGCCTACACTCTTAGGCATAACGATCACCCCTCATAGAAATAGCAAAAACGACTTCAAAAGAAGCCGTTCTGTATACTTTGTCTAACTGTCCCACCTTAAATATAGCATAGTTCATACAGACTGTAAACTGGCAAAACCCTGCCAAAACCCTGCCAAATTCAAAATACTGTCCTGTTTCCATAATAAATAGTCCGTTCCAATTTTACCAATGCCCTCGCCTTAGTTCTACGAGCATTCCGCTCACTAATTTTCATATCTCCACATATCCTATAAAACGGTTCATTATCGATCACCTTACGTTTAATTATCTCTAATTCAAATGGAGTTAATGCATTGAGTGCATTATCCAATATCTCAACCCTTTGTTGCATCACAACAATTTTTTCATTTAATTCAGATCTCTTTCCAATCAAACCAAGAGCATCAATTTCCGTTGGTTTTGAAATATTATAACTCGTCCCAATCTTATCCAACTTCATAGCAGATATTCCAGTTGCCTCCAATGAAAATAATTCTGCCTTTAAGACTTCAATGTGTGCTTTGAGTTCATTCAAATCCTCATAATAATTTTCTACTGAACCCATGAACAATCCCCCTCTCAAATTCCCCCTTACTCTTTGTCCTATTTTACCACTTAATTCCATCTTCTGTCACTTAGTAAATAAATTCAGTAATTACCATAGTTATCCACATAATTATCAACAGTCTGTGTACAATTTGTTTTTATTTTCCACTTAGATATTTTCGCACTTGTGCTGCCGTATCATATTTATCTTTCCCGCTTAAAAGGATCTCATTTTTATGCCCTGTAGTTGGGCCACCAATGACAATCAACTGATCTACAATCATAGCATCTGCTGGAATCACTTTATTAACGCCTTGCCTTGTATAGTTTGCTATCCCACCATGTAACGCATCAATATCTTTAGCTGCCCATTCATCCTCTGGCGTAAATTTCAAAATTGCATATTTCACCTTAATTGATCCTCCTCCGCTTAAATTCAAATATTCCAAAATCCCATCTGCATGGGCCTGTGCTATCTTTTGGCGAAAACTTCCATCCGATAATTTTTGGGCATCCCCCACATTAGATATAAAACCATTTTCGGTTAATATCGCTGGCATTGGCGTATTTTTCAGAACATAAACATTCTGCTCTTTTACTTTCCTATCAGTTTGTCCTAATCCGACTAGATATGGAAGAACCTTATTGGCTAATTTATCAGCCTCTCCACCCCTACCGCTAATAAGAATTTCCACACCATTCGGCCTAAGTATGTCCGAGGAATTACAATGAATGCTAACAAAAATATTCGCCTGAAACACTTTAGCAATATCGCATCTTTTCTGTAATGATTCATTTAATGTATATCCTTTATTTAACCCTGTTACCAAATCACCTGTCCTAGTCATTATAACTTCTAAGCTTTTTTCTAATAATAATTCATTTAATCTAAAACTGATATCTAAAACTATATCCTGTTCCCTAAGACCATTCCCTTCTGCTCCCGAATCTTCACCAAATGAATTATGCCCGGGATCAATGCAAACTTTTACCATTTTTTATCCCCTCTCCCTATGTTATAATTTATCCATATCAATAATGTAGAGGATGATATTATGAAAGAAAAATGGATCAACGAAATACCAAATTTTGAACATATAACTGGATACAAAATCAGAAACGATGGTACAATAATAAGTTATCTAAAGAAAAGTTTAGGCTCATATGGTTATTTTATTTGTGATGAACCACAACGCATACTTAAACCAGAAATTGCAGTAAATAAAAAGAGGAAAAAACAGGATGGATATTTAAGACTTAATCTAAGGAGTAAACAATACAGCGTCCATCAATTAGTTGCCTTAGCATTTATTCCTAATCCAGAAAATAAACTAGAAGTTAATCATAAGGATGGCAATAAATTGCATTGCCATGAAGATAATTTAGAATGGGCAACACATTCTGAAAATATTATTCATGCCGTTAGTATGGGGTTGATAATAGTCCCTAAAGGTAATGACCACTACTCTAAACAACTTATCGGTAAACATTACGCTAATAAGATTATTTCACAATATAGTCTCAACGGAAATTTTATCAAAACCTTTCATTCAATAAAACAAGCTAGTCTTGAAACACAAGTTGAAAGGTCAGGTATTTCCAAATGTTTGAAAGGACATATTAAATTTTCTGGTGGATTTACATGGAGGTATAATTAACCTTTCTCAACCTCCAATATCGTTGCGAATGCTGGTGTTCCTTCGCCATTGTATGAACCAATGACATTGTAATCAAACCAATCTCTCGCCTCTTCTTCACTCATTCCCTGTCCAATAAGTACCATGATTATCAATTCGGTATCATATAACGCTAATGTTTCCTGTCCCGATCTCTCAACATATCCTATGAGTGCCTTATCGAATTCCTCTGGTAATAATAAAGCATTTTCATTTAACTCTGCTATCATTTCACGCTTTATGACGCTCACCACTTTTCTTCGCTCCACTCTCTCTTTCCACTCGCCTATCACACCAATAAAAGCATCCAGCCAAAAGCGATCCACTCATAGATTTCCCGCTCATTTCACAGATCCCATGAATTAATTCCTTTGCCCAAATTTTTTCCGCAATACTCCCTTTAGGTGCAATCAAATGTCCACAATTACCACACTTTTTTATCATGCTCCAACCCTCGATTCTTACAATCTGTATGACGATTGGCTAAATAAAAAAGGTATTTATATAAAAGAGTAAATACTCCTTTACTCTTCATCCACGATAATTAGTTCAAGCAACGCCATAATTCTCAACTGTTGATCCCTAGTCAATTTTTTCACCTTATACGCCAGATCCTCCATTAACTTACTGTCACATTCAGCGTGTTTCATGAAATATTTATCCAACACCCAATCGTCATCTTCCCAAATTATTTCCTCGCATACTGGGCATTCCCCAATCATTGCACCACTCGCCATTATGGTAAAACTATCTTTGATTTTTTCTTAACTTCAACTATTTTGGATTCCTCCCTTAGTTGCCATAAATGGAAACAATTGGAATGAAGGTTTACGTACTCCGATTTAGGGGGTAATAACATCGCCATCGTTATATCTTCTGGGCAGAAGGAATATCTTGCATCCCTTATTATATCCCACTCAGGATAATGATCTGCATTACTAATTGATAAATGCCACAACCCATTTTCCTGTCCCACCATAACTGTACAATCTCCAATACGATAAGCCTTAGCACTAGCTAATGGGGATTTTAATTCCACAATCTCATAACTCATGCATCTTTCCTCGCTCTCCCATTAATAATAGCAACCATATTTCCATAAGACATTTCAAAAGTTTCCGCAAGTTGTTTCCTTGTATAATTTCCTGTTTCCCATAATGATTTTATGACCCTAATTTCTTCATCATTAAACTTTGAATTGTGATGAGTATTCCCTTTTGGTGGTTTTCTCCTTTGTCCATTAAGCAATTTATTCATATAACTTCTTGCAATTCCAAATTTATCAGCTAATTCTCTCTGAGTAAAATGACCACTCTCATACTCACTTCTTACCTTTTCAATCATTTCATCCGTATATTTAGCATTATAAACATTAAACCCTGATCCATTTCTGCCCTTCATCACCATATCACTCGAATTTTCTTGAGGTGTTCCCAAAAATAAATGGGATGGTTTTACACATGAAGGATTGTCACATTTATGGCAAACCAATAATCCTTCTTCAATTTCACCATATGCAAATTCCCAAGATACCCTATGTGCCCTTAATATCGGTTCCCCAGCCTTACCTTTTCCAATTTGTCCATACCCTTTTGCTGTTTTAAAACCTTTCCATATCCAACAATTTTCCGTGACTTCTACTTTTTCCATAAATCTTTCAAACAATGATTTTTTATGATTGCCCATGTTGCTTATCCCCCTAAAATCCTAGCTCTTCCATCACCCGAACTGCACTATTTGCACCATTACAAACTGTCGCAAACCAACCAATTTTATTCAACTTCTCAATCCATTCTTCTTGTTCTGGCGTTGCCTTTGTCCCCTTCTTCCTTTTCATTTCAATAGCAACACCCCTGAACTGTGGTGACTTAGGCGGGATATCAAAAATGATAAGGTCTGGAAATCCCGCTTTCACTCCCTGTGCTTTTAACCTCGCCCCTGTCAAATAACTTCTGTTCCCACCATTTGGAACATGAATAAAAGTGATCCTCTTGTACTCCATCCATTGAACGAATGCATATTGCTCTTGATCCTCTGACGGTATCGGCATTTTTTGCTTTTTCTTAGTCTTGCTCACGATATTCAATCATGATCCCCTTCAATCTTAATTCTCTCAGGATCTTCATCCGAATATAAGCTGGGTAAAGCCACGTTCCTAACCCACTTCCACACATAAAACCATAAACCACTTTCCATTCCGTTTGAACCGCATGACCAACCGCAAACATGACCATGAGTGATAGGATCCATTGAGTATAAAACTTAGCCATTCCAATACCCTCCGATTACTTAATTGGATTCAGCTTCCTCCAATCTCAATAACCTGAAATCCAATCTTGCCAATTTTCCCCGCCGATATACTTCAACATCATCAGCATTTTGATATATAACTTTCAAATGATCTAGGACAATATACACATCAGCTATTTTTTCAGCCACTAAGCATAGATCATTATTTTTAGCAATTACCTGAATCAACTTAGATAATTCCTCAATCGGTTTAATTTTCCTTCTCTTTTTATTTAATTTAGTAGATCTATATCCCTCCACCTCTATCTCGTTATTATATATCAATTCAAGTTGGGCCAGCATTATAGATACATCTGCCATTTCTTCTGCTACCATGCTCGGGTTCCCAACTGATATCGCATTAATTAACTCAGCCAATTCCTCGATTGCTTTAATCTTCTGCGGTACTTTCCCATAGTCATGAATAGCTCTTCTGAATATCTCAACCTCTGTAAGAACCATCGGCCTTTCCCCTTCCGTTTATATCCACGTTTCCAATACAACTGGATCATCATTTTCCTGTGGCATAAACATCGTCATGTTCCTTGGGATCTCTTTTCTGATTTTAGTGACGGTATCTGCTAACATAATATATCTGGTATATAAAACTTCACCCGGCCTAATATCGAATAGCCTCGCTACATACTTCCCGGGATAATCCTTAGTCGTATTTTTATAAATCGTTATGATGGGCATTAATGTCATTGATCCAAGATCCAAATCATGAATAAATGAATCAACTATGATATCCATATCTGCTCTTTCCTTGTTTTCGATATATGTTCTCATTCCAATTCCCTCCGCTCAATTATCTAGGCTACTGTTGGTGGTGGTGGTATTTTTTTTGGATCTGGTTCCTTTTTTTCCATCTCATTCCCCTGCATTCAATTCATCTCCTTCAATCTCTTCTCTTCAAGATATCTCTTGTAAAACTCTAAATGCTCCATCATACCTGTAATCGTATGTATTAAATGTGCTACATTCTCAAATCCTAATCCCACTTGTTCAAATTTTTGTTCATCCAGATTGAATAAAGTAACCTCGACCATAAACGGCTTACTGTCCATCATACTGCCACCCATTCCCCTACCCCCTACCCTTTACATATCGGACATCTACAATGAGCTTGCACCATCATTTCTGCTCTTTACATCTCATTCCTTGTCCTATATAAATATCACTAAATGCTTAACTTTAATTTTACACCTTATTCCATTATTTTTGTTGGACAAATTTTGAATAAATTGGTATGATTATGATTGTCTATGGAGGTTATCGCTCTCCATTTACCTTAATCATCCAACACCAACCTGTCATTATCTTTTCCTTCTGCTCTGAGATTGACGTTTTACTACAACGTTAATCTATTTTTTTTGCCCATTTTTCTTTGCTGCTCATTTGCAAAACCCTATAATCCATCGCACTTACAAATGTGCAATAACCCATCGTCATGGCAATAATCCTTGAAATGATCGCTTCGCCGAACTCACTAAACCTATCTGCTAATTGATCTAGATTATAATTCGATGTGAATCCTGTGGCCTTTCGTTTGTTATATCTGCTATCAATAATCCTGAAATACTGGGCCTGTACCCATTCCGTGCATTTTTCTTTTCCCAAATCATCAAAGATAACCACATCGGCATTGACAAGGATTTCAATTTTCTGCTCAAATTCCATCCCATCTTTAGAAAACTGTGCAGCCCTTAACTCTGCCATAAGGCTATTGGTCGGCACGAAAACTACAGATTG